CAGCACGCTGGTGCAGGGCAGCACGCTGGTGCAGGGCAGCACGCTGGTGCAGGGCAGCACGCTGGTGCAGGGCAGCACGCTGGTGCAGGGCAGCACGCTCCCGGTGTATGCGTTTTGCATCGTAAGTCCCTCAAAATGAGCACACGAAAAATAAATTGCGATTTGTTTCGACAATTAGGGGCGGATAGCCCATTCTCCTAATCGTGAACACTAACTCTAATCAAATCGCCGTTTCCACTCTTACTAAAGCTAATTGCGCTTTAGAGGAATCTTACTACACAGCCTTTTTTCGTGAATTTGGTATTGAACCTAATTGCTTGCCAATGGAATACCGTTGGCTTTCCTATCCGCCCGCGCACGCTCTTATTTCCGCTCTAAACGGTTATGATATTGTCGAATTCCCACACTCTCAAAAGTGCGTCATTCGCGGCGTCCTTTCTCAACTTCGCGAAAAGGGGCTTATCTAACTCTCAAAACTAAGAATCAACCACTCTCATATATGACATACTACCTTCAAATCACTATCAGCCACCCAGTCACAGAGAACGACGTTCTCGCAAATGTGATAGTCCACTATCAACCTTGCGAGCGTGCAGGGCGGGATTATCCGGGATGCAATGCGACTCTCGAAATTGAGAGTGTCACGGATGCGATTACGGGGAAAGCCATTCTCATTGATGAGAATGTGACTAGCGAGATTGAGAATGCAGTCGAGGAACGTGTCGAAAGTGAGAAAGTGGAGCGGGCAATCGACAGATATGAGAGTATGCGTGACTGACGTTCTCATAAGTGAGACTCACAGCGCGGGCCGCTCTCAGGGATGAGAGCGGCCCTCTTTTTTGTGCGAAAGTATCTCACAAGTGATATAGCAGATATGAGAGAGGGGGCTGGGCACAATAATCAAAAGTGAGAATTCTCATTTTTGCGAAAAAAGGCGGGGCGGGGGCATAATCATTCAATTCCCAATTTTTAAAGCAAATAGTTTCAGAAATTAACGTATTTTATTTCTATTAATCGTGGGTAGCGTTTCTTATCTATACTGGAGGGGAATATCCCTTTCTATAGAGACGCGGGCAAAATATACGACGCCCGTTGAAGCCAATACGGTTTCAGAAATTAACGCTTATTCTTTGATATTCTACGATGGAATAAACTTCTTATCGGTATGGATAGAAAATACCCTTCAACAGAGACGGAATCTCTAAATTTATCAGGGGCAATTCAATACTTATAGTTTTAGAAATTAACTATTAAGCGCTTCATATCTAGCGTGATTAACATCATCAAGAATGAATGAGAAGTCTAAGCAACACTCTCCAAAGCCAACCCCAATCGAATATGCAATGCGTCTGTCTCCCTTCTTTTCAGCGACTCCGAGAACCTGAATCGCGAAAGTCTCCGTAATTTCATCTAGAACGAGTTCGGGAGGCGAGGTTTGGGAGGCCCAAGGAACGGCAATTAGGTCAAAATCACGAGCAAGCGAGCCGTGAGCAGCAAGAGCATATCCATGACTAATGCAAATGGCGGCCAAATCTGGGTATAATGCCGCCGCATAGATTGGAGAGTAGTTTGGTTTTATTTGGGCGGGCGTTTTAGGCATAAAGTTTTAGAAACTAACGCGCTACTCCCCATAATACTGCCACAAAACTGCATTACAATAGCAGTGGACCGCGCCGATAGTCAAACCTGTCTCGTGGCTATGATGTAGGTGAACTGGCCACTGAAAAAAGTTCTTTGGGAATAACGATTTATTAATAGGAAGGGCGGCCACCTTCTCTTCTGGACCTCCTAATAGCGGGCTTTCACAATGAGCGCATAGGCCATCTTGAAGTCGCATATATTCATTTCGGGCGGCCCGCCTTTCTTGCCACGTTAATAGATTGTAGTTGGCGGGAAGTTTCATTGCCATAGAGTTTTAGAAATCTCGAATAATACTGTTCTCAGTCGCCCCTCTTAGTTTTCCAACTATAATCGGGTGACAATACAGCGACCCATTCATCAAGTAGGCAGTGGGCAGTGGGCATTCTTTCCAGTTCTCGCGGCGAGCGGCCCATTTCTTGCGAATGCGGCGCTTTTTGGTGCGTGGAACTCGAAATTGGAGGCGGGTTACATATAGGGCGGATTCAAAAATATTCATTGGCGGGCGTTATTAAATCGGCAAAGAGTATGATTAGTCCGCGCTCCATAAACTATTGTTTGGCCGCAATATTCGCAAGTGGGCCTATCCCAAGATTCGTCGTGAATGCTCATACAGCGATTTCCACACAATTAAAATCGTGGCCAGATTGAAGTTCCGGTTTCCCATCAACTGAAACTCCCAGTAAAACGTGGAAATCAGTGGAATCTACATGGCAAGAGTGGGAATAGCCGCCGACTTTCATATACGCTTTTTTACTTTCACCAAAGGTAAAGAATTGAGCCCCCGCTGGCACTATATATCCAAACTTCTGAAAGTTATCTTTTAAGTTTTGAATCTTATCTTTATGCGATACTTGCTTTTCAAAATGTTCGCGAAGCTCCCGAATCTGAGCGCGGGCCGCTTTTAGTACTGGAAAGTCTCCTTCTCGTTGAGGACTCTCAAAAACATTTCCAATTACCTTTAAGTTAGTTCCATACATTAAAAGCTGATGCGGGTTTTTGCCACCATCCAAACTATACCAGAACGCGCCGTCTTTGAAAATTACTAGGGCTTTTTCGTGATGTCCGTCTTTTAAGGAGTCCCCTAGATATTCATCGCAGGAGATAATGTCGCTCTCATAGATTTCGCGACCTAAACTATCTTTTAACCCCGTATATTCTTGAAATACGTAATCAGAATAATTAGCGCAATATTGTCCAAAGCCCGCGTAGTATTTGGCCCAGTCGAGATGAGAGAATGCAATTAGGTCGTCTTTCCCGTGAGTCAGAAAGCAGGAAGTTTTGCGGTTATAAACTCTAAATTTTAGCTCTCTATTTCCCATATCCCCAAGATACTATCGCGTTTTCGCCGCCCGTCAACTTCTTTTAAGAAACTTTTAGAAATTAACACTCTTCCGGTGTAAAAAAGCAAGATGGAAGTTTCAACAAAAGAATGCACTCGCTGTAAGCGCACGCTCGCGAATACCGAGTTTCGTAAGCAGTCCAAGAACAAAGATGGATTACAATACGTCTGTCGCTCTTGCTCCTCAATTAAATCAGCTTCCCACTATAGCGAGAACAAAGAGGCTCGCAAGGAGCAAGTGGCTGCCAATCGTGCTGAGTCCCCAGAGCAATATCGCGAGTATATGCGACGCTATATGAAGGAAAGGAGGTCTGTCGAGTGAGAAGGAAGACCCGCAAGTATAAAAAGAGAAAGGGCGAGCCGCTTCACCCAAACGACCTAGAACTAACTAAGAAGTGCGATGGGTGCCAGAGGGAGTTGGGCCTTGATAAATTTTATCACGGGAAAACTAATAAGTTCGGCAGACGCCAACACTGTATCTCTTGTTACATCATGGACGTTCTTTATAGATACCAACTAGCTCCACAGAAAGTCATTTTTCGCAAAAGGGCGTGGCAAAAGAAGTTCAAGAAAAGAAAGAACAAGACGAATCGTGAGTATTACTCGCGAAACAGGGAGGAGATTAGTAAGAAGGAACTTGCCCGCTATCACAGGAAAAGGGCGGATAAATTAGCTCAAAATATTCATCTGAAAGGTCAATGTATTCAGAATACGGCTCAGTCTCAAAGTCTGGGAGTTGAAAGCCCGCCTGTTCAAATCTTGGAATTGTCTGCGGTTCTAGAATGTCATTTTCTTCTGTCATGTTTATTATAATGTATGGGTCATATTTACACAGTTTGAAAGATTTGTCAAATTAAATGTTGTAGCGGCGCGGGTTTTGGGGTAATAATAAGTGATGTCGAAAAAAACAAAGGCAAGCGGCGGTGGGGCGGTTGATAACAGTCCCAAGGTTCACCAGAAAAAGAAGATTGATGTGGAATTGCATATCAAAGAATTTAAATGGACGGCAAGACAACAAGCTATTATTGACGCAGCGTTAAGCAGGGATACTAGACTAACGTTTATTGATGGAATCTGGGGCTCTGGTAAAACATTGATTTCGCTTTATATTTGCTTACATCTTCTTAAGCAAAAGAAGATTTCAAATATCTTATACATTAGAAATGCTGTTCAATCTGGCTCTGGAACGCTCGGCTGGCTTCCCGGCTCTCTTGAGGAGCGCTTTGGTCCCTACGCGACCCCGCTGCTCCAGAAACTAGAAGAGCTTCTTCCTAAATCCGAGGCTGAATTCCTAGTTAAAAACGGAATCGTAGAAACAATGCCCGCATGTTTGATTCGCGGGACCAGCTATAACGCTTATGGTATGATTATTGATGAAATCGGTTGTATGACCAAGGAGGACATTATGCTTGTTCTTAGTCGTGCTGGAGAATTTACTCATGTTTTCGGGGTTGGCGACTCGCATCAGGTTGACGTTCGAGATTCTGGGTTCCGACATATTTTTAATATCTTCGATGATGAAGAGTCCAGAGAAAATGGGGTATTCGCATTTGAACTCCAAGAAGAAATGGATATTATGCGCTCTAAACTCCTAAAATTCGTGATGGGAAAGATTAGGCACGCGGACAAGCAAAAGGAACTTGACGGAGTTTGGCAACCAAAAAGATAAGTATTTCATTGGGATTCTAGTGTAAAGAAGGGAAACTAGCCGCGCATGTCTTTCGCTTTCCGCAACATAATCCTCAACCAATCCACCCTATCCCAAAGCGGCGGCAGACTATCTATTGGGGGCGTTCCTTTGGCCTTCTTATCAGAGGCGGCTGGCGGGGTTACGGGGCTCACCGTGGAGTCTGGAGACGCTAGATATGTTGGTTTAACGGGGAATCAAACGGTAAGCGGAAACAAAACTTTCCTGAGCGGCCTTTCTTGTCAAGTAGACGGAGTCGAAGTCTATAATTCCAGCAACGGCTCTTTCTACGATGCCGGTGGAACTCCGTCTTGCGATGTGTATAATCGCGTTCTTTCTACTGCGGACGTATGGAAAATTGCAGACGCTTCGGAACAATACATATATACGTCGATTGGTCACGACGGAAGAATTACAAAAGATACGTCCTCTATTAGCGTCGGGGATGGTAATGCGTCTATTAACGAAGTCGTAAAGATAGATTGGGGTGATGGCATCCTTTACGGAAACACTGGAGATTACGCTGTAGACTGGGTAGGTGGATGGCTTTATGCAGCAGGTTCTAAACAATCTTTAAACTGGCAGTCTAGGATACTTTGGGACGAATCCGAGCTTATTTGTCTTGACTGGGGAGTTAGAACTCTTTACGATGATGACACTCAAACATCTCTAGAGTGGGACTCTCGTAAACTATCTTCGGTGACGGGGGCGTTTAACGAGATAGATGTCACTCTTGATTGGCAGAATAAGATTCTCTCTGGGCACTGGAATACAAATACCGTCCCATCCTCACCCGGTCACATAATCAACAAAGGATATTTAGACTCCCACACCGGCCTAGTAAAAACCACCGGGGCTCAAACAATTAGCGGCGCGAAAACTTTTAAAAGCGTAGCGGCTTTTGATGAGGCGGTAACTTGCATCAAAGGACTTTACGGATACGATGCAATAGGAGCCTACTCCTTAGACACCGTAAATAGGTATTTACAAGATTCTTCTGACGCTCCTACTGTTGACTGGGAATCAAGAGCCCTAACTTATATCTGGGACCATAGCGCGACTCCAACTGGAGCTTCTAATATAGCAAATAAAGGCTATGTAGATTCCGTAGTGGGAGCCTCTTCTGGGGTATTTACTCTTCCCTTCGGGCACTCAGTTCAATCTACCATCTCCGACTCAACTAGTTATTATTTTGGAGGATGCTCCGATATGCCCCTGCAAACTACGGCGGCCAATTCATCCGTTGTGGTTAATCCTCAGTCTGGAGTTCTCCGTAAGGTTATTGGTAATGCTAATGTAGCAGGAACGCTAGGAAGCTCAGAAACAGTTAGCTTAATCGTTTATCTAAATGACTCTCCAATAGCTACCGGCTCATATCAAATGACAGGAAAGAACAACACCATAGTTTCTGGACTAAGCGGCATCAACAGAAATATTTCCTATTTGGATAGAATTTATTTAGGAACGGTCACTCCCGCGTGGGGGACTAATCCTGCGTCTATTCGACAAAGCGCCGTTGCCTACGTTAGTCTGGGTTAATAACACCGCATTGCTTTAGGACTCCAAAAATGTCTCCCGACATTGTTTCTATACAATGCTCATCCAAGTTCCAAGCTTCCGCGTGCGAAACTTCATGGATAATAGTCTTAATAATTGCGTTTCTACTAAAGTCCGGGTTGATATAAATTATCCTCTTAGAGTCTTCTAAGTCTGGATTCGCGCATAACCCTCTGTTATCTTTCATCTTCCTCCAGCGGAATTGATATTTCTTGCCATTTAAGACATAATCTTTCGGTAACACGATGCCTTTAACTTTTTTAATTTTCTCCATATCAATAGGGTTCCTAGTATTTCTTTTAAATTACACTGACTTTATCGCAGAGTATGGGAAAGTTGCTTGTCGGTTTTTTTCGTTGCGAGAATACGAAAAATGGAAAGCCGATGGAGGAACGGGCTATCCTACATTTATCAGAGAAAAGTATAACAATTTCTGGGGCCGTATGTTCGGCTGCCCATACTGTTTGGTTACTTTCTCTAACCTAATCTTACAGAGTTTATTTACGTCGCCGCTGCTATTCCTAGTGGGGGCGTTCGTCTCGACGCTAGTATGGGGAATCTGCACACTGTTATATTTCGCTGTGAATAAAAATTACAATTAGTTGAAGTTTTTAGTGTAATCTGACATAATTAAGTGTATCCACTTTTCTCATGTCAAACAGAATCTATCACGAATCCTGCGGTCAACCCACCGAATACAACCTAGTAAAACCTAAATTTTGTGCTTCTTGCGGAGGCGCTTTTGATAGCACCGTCACCAAAGCAACAGCCGTCGCGTCTCGCCCGCCCGCTAGGAGAGCCCCAGTAGTAGAAAGATACGATGATGACGATGACGACGATTATCGTAATGATGATTTTGTAGCACCGAGGAAACTAGAGTTAGAAATTGAGCCTGAGCACGGGGACAAACTAAATAGAGTCTCGCTAGCTTCGATTGCGAATCAGAGGGTTGAGCCGGGAAGCGCTTTAGCGGGTGTGGCTAGGACCGCAGTTAAAATGAACAAGAAGCAAGTAAAGGCCCGATACCAAGAACTTTACTCCAAACTCAATTCCAAAGACCCAATTCGCTATAGTGGCGAAACCGAATAATGGCCGACCACAAAACATTTGATGAGCTTTACCCCCGTATCGAGAAAGTCGTAGAGGGGTTTCGCGGCAAGTGGAAGTTTAAAGCCAGTGTCGAATCTGACTTTGACGATATTAAAAGTGAAATTCTAGTTCACATTTGGAAAAAGTGGCACCTATACAATCAGGAGCTACAAGTAGAGGGTTGGGCGGCCACTATTACTAAGAATCAATTTAATAATAAGCTGCGGGACATTTACCTCAAAACAAGCTCCCCGTGCGGAAGGTGCGCTTCTAATATCGGTGGCGAGTTATGTTCTCAATTCGGAATGCAGGGAGTAGAGTGCCCGCTTTACAAAAAGTGGTATAACAAGAAAAGATACTCGCACGAAGCTAAGATGCCGCTCGCTTTAGAGCTTCATATTAACGAGGTAGAGAATAGTCGCTGTATCTATTTTGATTATGATGGTAACGCGCAGAAGCTACATAAGCTTATGGAAGGCGAGCTAACAGAGCGTGACTACAAGATATATGTGGGCCTTTTCGTAATGAATAAAGAGGAGCAAGAAGTTTCGGACGAATGCCACTTCAATCCTGATTCTGGAATCAAGAGAATCAGGCAGATAAAAGCAATGATTATAGATAAGGCCCGCAAGGTCATTGCCAGAGAGGAACTTTAAAATGCCAGAAGTCGAAGAATATATTTTAACCGAGCAGGAGATAGTCGCCGTGGAGAAGGAGTGGACTAGCGGCGAGACTAGCATTAAAACCATCGTTCAGAAGGTTTGCGGCGCTAAGTATGGACTTCGCGACCCACAAGGAATCGCTGTTAAAAAGTATTTGTCCCAGAGAAACGGGTTAGTCGCTCCCAGAACTGACGCGGACGCCTTAACTCAAACTCAAAAAGATTTCATCGAAAAACATATTATGATGAGGCCGCTTGAAATTACGCGGTTGCTTTTTGATGACGATAAGATTCAAATTACGTCCCCCCATTTTAGGAGCGTTAAAGCTCACTACGATTCTGTAGAGTCTGAGGATAAACCAAGTGAAATTCAGAAGGAGTCTAATGATATAGCGGACACTTCCTATTATTCGCCCAAAAGCTTTGGCAGCATTTTAAGGCGCGTAAACGAATATACTTCGGCCAACTACCGAGAAGAGCGTATGACGCCCGCCCAAAAAGAGAATATGGGTCGCCTCATGTCCTATATGGCGACTAACAGGTTCGTCCATGAAATGAATATCTTAAAAAGAGTTAGCGAGCGTAAGAACTTTGAGGCTACCTTCGTCCGAATGTGCTATGACAAACCCGACTTGACGGAAGAAGAAGTTGAGATGTATGTAAACTATTGTTCAGGGTGCGTCTCAATTGATAGGATGAAAAAGGAAGAGGCCGACCTAATAGATTACAAAGACGAAATCATGCGCGAAGACAAAACGCCTCCCATGACAATTATCGAAGCTATTAATAATACTAGGACGCAAATTGACAGTAAGCAGAAGTGGTTAAGCAAGACTCTACAAGAATTGAACGGTAAAAGGTCCGACCGCCTTGGGAAATTGGCTAGCAACAGCGAGAGCGTGTTAAAACTAGTCGAAGCGTTCCGAGAGGGCAAGAGCAGAAAACAAACCCTACAGTTTTTGGAGTTTAGAAAAGAGGCTAGGTCAAAAGAAATAGACCGTATTACAAATATGGATGATTTCCGCGCCCAGATTTTCGGCATTTCACCAGAGGAGGCTAATTAAATGGGGTGGGAAACAGGAGTCGAACGAAGAGATAGACCCACGGACCTATTGGATAGGTTAAAAGAAATTAAAGGCGACATATCTGAGGTAAAAGCAAGAGAACTCCTTGGAGAAGTCTTGGAATATGACCTTGGGTTCACTTGGAGTCTTTTAACTGGCGGCGAATATCAAATATGGCCGTTCCAAGAAATTCTTCTAAAAGGTTGGTTTAAGAAAGACTACTCTCTTGTGGTTGCTGGTCGTGGTGTCGGCAAAAGCTACCTATTGGCGATTTTTATTCTCCTATATTTGATATTCAGCCCCGGCGCTAAAGTAGTTTTAGTCTCCTCGAATTTTCGTCGGTCGAAAGATATTTTCGGCCAGATGGAGAAGTTTCTAAGTCATCCTAAGTCAGTATTACTTCGGCAGTGTTTTGAAACTGATAATAAGGCGGGCACTAAAGTTAAAATAGGTAAGGACCAATCTGGATGGACTCTCAAGTGTTTGAACGAGGCTATTGTAAAAGGTTTGCCTCTGGGTGGCGGCGAGAACCTTCGCGGAGAGCGTGCCAACGTGCTTTTAATTGATGAGGGATTATTGGTGTCGGAGCACATTCAAAAGACCATCCTTAAGCCATTCTTGACCGCAAAACTCAACGCTAAGGAGCAGTTTCAGACTAAAGAGCGAGAAGATAAGATGATTGCGGCGGGCGCGATGAAGGAAGAAGATAGAACAATCTTCGCGAATAATAAGATGATTGTTACCAGTTCGGCCTCGTATCAATTTGAGTATTTATACGAGGGTCTTTTCGTTCCCTACCTAGACGCAATTAGAGGTAAGAAAAATAAGAAGAATGAGGAGGAAGAAAAAGAACTTTCAACAACTCCTACTCATTTTGTAGCCCGACTAGCCTATAATGCGCCGCCTCCCGGTTCTATTATGGACGAGTCTGCTATTAATGAAGACGTTAAAGGCAAGGAGCATAATCCAATTGTCCGAAGGGAGTATGGGGCCGAGTTTGTGGATGCTAGCGACAGCTATTTTGACATCAAGAAACTTCACGACTGCACAGTGCCGTCTGGTCAGTATCCTACAGTTCAGCTTTACGGAAGCAAGCGGGCGGAATATATCCTCGCGTTGGACCCATCTTACGGAACCGCCAAGACCAGTGACTATTTTGCAATGGGCGTATATATGATAGTTCCCGAGGACCACAGAATCTATCAAGTTCATTCGTATGGCAAGGCGGGTTCTGATATTTCTGAGCATTATGAATATCTAACATACGTCCTGACTCATTTCAACATTGTTTGGTTTGTAATTGACGGTTCGGGCACTGAGTTTATTAACGGATATAATAATTCCGTGATTGCCGAGAAGCATAACATTAAGCTCGGGTATATAGGCGCAGATTTGGCCGCTGATGACCATTCTGATTATAATAAGGCGATTCGTGCAGCTAAAAACGAATGGAACTTAACTACTAAGCGAATTGTTTATGCTCAGCCATTCTCCGCTCCTACGCTACGTACGATGAACGAATATCTTCAAGATGGAGTTTCGTCGGCTAAGGTGTGGTTCGGTTCGGGCATTCAACATAACGAGTCTTTATACGAAAGCGTTATAAATAACTTTAAGTTACCATATCCGTTTAAGGACGACAAGGATAAGACATATGATTTGGTTGATTTTATTGATGACCAAGAAGATTGGGTAGCCCAAACCAAGCGCCAGATGGCGCTGATTGAAGTTAAGAGTATCGGTAATGGTAATACTCTTCAATACAACATCCCCTCGCACTTGAGAAAAGCGACTAGCGAGAAAAGGGCTCGTCGTGATAACTATACATGCTTGCTCATGGCGTATTACTCTAGTAAACACTACTTCAACATAATGAAAGCAGAAGAGCGCCCGCCAATGCCTACTTTTCTGCCCGTTTCTTTCTAATGCTATCTTTAATTGATAATATAGAACGCCCAGACCGTAAAGATTTCATCAAGCACTTGCGCGAAAATGGTTTGTCCTTAAAAGAGTATTGCCTTAAATACTACGCTCGGAAGGACTTACTGACTGGAGATGATATTGAGTATAAAGATGATATTCACTATATCAACTCTACTTTTAACTCTAGGGAGAATATGGTCAAACACTTTCTGGCGGGCGATTGTCGGGAAGATATAGAAAAAACTATTAGGGGTCGTGCCGCTATTAAGTCTTTCATGTTCGCCCCCTCGACGGTAGAAACTAGGACGAGTATTTTGCCGAGCCCCGCTCTTCTTTTTAAGCTAGGAATAGATTATAATTCTTTCAACGAATCTTTAGGGCTCAAACCTAGATACAATTATCACCCAACAATAGAAAAGGTGGCCGACCCTCTACATATTCTAGTTGATACTAGGGAACAGAATCCATTGCAGTTATCGTGCAAAACCTCAGTGGCGAAACTTGACGTGGGAGATTATTCGTGCCAGAACCACTTCAACAACTGTTTCATAGAAAGAAAGAGTTTGGAAGATTTCTGCGGCACTATGTCTCAAGGATTTGATAGGTTTAAGCTAGAAGTAGAGCGGGCGGATTCTTTGGGATTTCACCTTGCTGTTCTCGTGGAGGAAAAGCTAGAAACATTAATGCAGATAAATGTGGCAAATAACCATAAATTTATTAAGGGGCCGCCAGAGTTTTATCTAGCTAGGATGCGAACGCTATGCGAACAGTATGGTAATGTCCAATTCTTATTCGTAGGTGGTCGCTATGAATCCTCTAAGATATTACAGGAGCTTTTTAGGATAAAAGGCGGGTTTTCTAGGTTAGACCTCCAATTTTTATATGATAACCATCGCATTTGAGTGTATAATTGATTATGCCACGACCAAAGAAAATTAAAGAAGCCGCACAAGCGACCAACGCTCTTGGCGCGTGGATTATGCCATCTTTCGCAGATGAATCAAACGATAAGGACAAAGATTTTGCTTTCGCCGCGTCCCGTTCGCGCTCCGAAACCCTCAACTCTCCATCCCAAAGTTACCCCAACTTAGATAAGTTTCTAACTCCTTTTAAGACCGGCTCTAGCTCATCCTACATGGATTCTAGGCAAGCAATTCGTCTATGCGTAAAAGCTTATTGGGCGTTCCCACTTCTTCGCAACGTCGTCGAGGTAATGGGAGAACTCTCTAACAGTAATATCTACCTAGAGGGCGGCAATAAAAATACTAGGGACTTTGTAACAGCTTGGTTTGAGAGAGTTAATCTCTGGCACCTAAAGGAACAGTTTTTCAGGGAGTGGTTCCGTTCTGGTAACTCTTTTATTTATAGGTTTGACGCGAAAATCCCAGAGTCGGAAGCTAAGAAAATGACTCAAGTATATGGGTCTTCTGGTAAATATACGATTCCCATTAAATACGTTTTAATGAACCCGGAAAGTATTCTGGCGGGCGGGGACTTGATGTTTGGAACCCCGGCCTATTATAAATCACTTTCCTCTTTTGAGATTGCGAAACTCAAAGCTAAGGACACAGATGAATCCAAAGACTTTTTTAATTCTCTGGACCCCAAAACCAAAAAAGCCATCAATGAGTCTGCGGCGGCTATTGAAATCCCACTTGACCCAAAGCGCCTCTCGCCACTTCTTTATAAGGCCCAATCTTACGAGGCGATGGGCGTTCCTATGGCGTTTGGTGTTATTAATGACATAGAGACTAAGCTAGAGTTCAAGCGTATTGACCTATCCATCGCTAGGACAACTGAGCGTGCGATGTTACTGGTGAATATCGGAGAGCCCGAGAACGAGTATAACCAAGGACGTAATTTTAATCCAGCGGTTGCTGATGTAATTCGGAACCTATTCCAAAACGAAAGCGTTGCTAGAACCTTAATCACTGACCATACGGTTAAGGCGGAATGGTTAATCCCTGATATTGGTAAGATTCTAGGTGCGGAAAAATACGAGCAGCTTGACAAGGACATTAACACCGGGCTTAACGCTATTCTTTTTGATTCTGGTGAGAAGTTCGCGAATACGTCTATTAAGGTTCAGGTATTCCTAGAGCGGCTTAAAGAAGCCCGCCAAGCGTTTCTCCATAACTTCTTGCAACCCGAAATCAAGCGCGTTTGCAAAGCAATCGGAGCTAGAGTTTATCCAACGGCGGTATTTGAAGACCTTTCTCTTAAGGACGAACTTCAATATTCTAAGCTCGCGGTTTCAATGGCTCAGTTAGGATTCTTAGCGCCCGACGAGCTTTTTGAAGCTATGAAAAGCGGCAAAATGCCAACTCCAGAGACTTCACTAGAAAGCCAAGAGCGTTTCAAAGAACAGCGTCAGAACGATTTATACTTACCTTTGGTTGGCGGCGCTTCCGAATTGACACGCAGACAGGTAGAAACCGCTGATAAAGTAGCTAAAATCACGGCCAAACAAGCCCTTCAAATGCCAGCCGCCAAAGCTCCCGGTGTGGCGGGGCGGCCAACTGGAACTAAATCGCCCAAGGCGGCCACTAAACCATCTCCTATTGGTTCTTCTAAAGCTTCTTTTAGCGTCAAAGCTTTGACAAATCTTAGCAATCAGGTTTCGCTACTTCATTCAAAAGTGGACGCGGCGGTTAAGACTAAGTTCAAAATTACTGAAACTAACGCTACTCAAGCGGCAGTAGTAAAAGAAATAGTGGCGGGCATTATTTCAAACGAAGAGGCGGCCAACTGGGATAAGTGTGTTGCTTCGTATGTCAAGAAGCCAAAAGACTCAAGCGAAGAAGTAAAGAAAGAAATTGAGGACATTCAGATTGAACATGATGTTGACTATTACTCAGCGGCAATCCTAAGATTATCATCAAATGAACTTTTCGATTAAGCTAAAGCAAATTGACCTCCCAGAGCTTTCTGGATACATTGAAAGCGTGTCTTCTGGAGTGGCACCGTCCGTAACCCTAAGTGGAATAACGGGATACTTTCAGAACGTGCCATCTGGAGTTAGCGGAGTGGACATTTCTTGGAGTTCGCGTCCACTTTACCTGAATATGACGGTTCAAAGCTCGGGAAGTAACGACCCACTCCTAGTGGGGAATCTTCGCGGCTTTAACGCTACTGGATGCTCGTTCCTACTTTCGGATTCAACTCCTAGCGCGAATTATTATTTGCATCTCAGCTATCCAATTTAAGTTTTCCGTGTAAAGATTAGCGTGAAGGCGATTCTTCCATTACTAGCTTGCGGTCTGTTTCTCTCTGGATGTCAATCCACAGCGAAGAAGCATCGCGAACTCGTAAACCAAGGGATTGCTCAAATAGACGAGAGTTTGAAACATGGTCGCGTTGATTTAGCTAGAAAATATGCGACCACACTACGCACCGCCAATCCAAGCAAAACGGTAATTCACGTCAAAGACTTCAACAACGGAACAAAGAAATATGTTGTCCTTCCAGTTGACTATGACGGAAAGCCCCTGCTAACCCTAGACTCTCCAGAGTACAAGGAGATAGTTAATGAAAACAAAGAGTTAAAAGAGCAGGTTGCACAAGAAGTGGAGCAGTTCCAGAAATACGAAAGGAAGACCCAAGATATTGTTCGTAAAGCTAACGACGAACTTGAAACTCAAAAACGCTCTGGTTTTTGGGGATGGTTCCTAGCTTTAGGAAGTTTCGGTTCAATAGCGGCGGCTATTGCCGTTTGTGTGTTTTTCCCAGCGGCCCAGCCTCTTATCGCCAACATACTCCAAAGTTTAATCGGAGGCGTAAATTCTACTATCAAAATGATTACTAACCTCTTTAAAAAAAATGATTAAGCACCGCTTAGGAAGCCGCAAACTTTGGATGACTCTTGTCGCAATGGCTATCAATGCCGGGGCATATTATCTAGAAGTCCAACACCTTTACTCTTTTATCACTCCAGAACAGATTGCAGCCTTTTCGTCTCTAAGCAAGGATTTTCACTATGTTACTGCGGTTATCCTAACTGGATATTTAGGTTTGCAGAGCGTTCTTGACTGGAAGAACACCACGTCCTCAACAGTGTCTCAAGTTACATCGTTTGTTTCTGAGAAAATTGATAAGAAGGAAAAGATAGATATTGATGAGACAATCAAGGCTCTAGACGTTCACGTTGAAGTATTAGAAGAGGGCATGAACGCGCCATCACTTAAACCATTTGGAAACTATGCAAACGAAGACTAAAGAAGTTGTCCGTAAAATCATTAACTGCTTTGAAAACGGCAAAGCGGAATCAGATTACTCATCTGTTTACATCTATAAAGACGGGCCAAACCAAGTAAGGCAGATTACTCTAGGGTTTGGCATCACTCAATATGGGAATATGCGCCGCCTATTGGAGATTTATAAAAATGATGGAGGTAAATTCTCTGATAAGCTATCTCCGTATATTACAAAGATGGGCGATTCTTCTACGGTAAATGATAAGCAATTTATTGCTGACTTGCAAAAGGCGACTCGCGAAGACCCTATTATGAAGGCAGCGGAAGATAAGGTTTACGAGGACGTTTATCTTAAAGGTGCGATTAAATTTTGCGAAGATAATGGGTTTGTGACTCCTATGGGATTAGCGGTTGTGCTTGATGGGGTAGTCCACAGCGGAAAAATTCTAGACAGTCTTAGAGCTAAGTTCAATGAAACAACGCCAAGACAAGGAGGCGATGAAAAAGTTTGGTTACGAGATTATTGTAAGGCCCGCAGGAGTTGGCTAGCAAATCATAGCAGAACAATTCTTCACGGAACCGTGTATCGCATGGACTTCTTCTTAAAACAAATGGCGGCTAATAATTGGGATTTGGTGGGAGAAATGCGTCCAAATGGAGTTAAGATTTCCAATTAACAGATTTTTAGTGTAGCACAAAGACAGACATGAAAGAAAAACAAAACAAATTCTTCGATTTCCTAGAAAAAGTAAAAACCAAAACTTCCAAGAAAGTTAAAAAGGCAGATAAGGCGGCCAAAGCTTCTATGGGCGATTGCATTGAAGTTGAGCTTAAGGTTGAGGCGGAGGTTGATGAACCCGAAGTAACTCAGGAAGACCTTGATTGGATTCGTTCGCAGATTGAGTGGGTTCGGATTGATATTAACGATTTGTATAATATGCACTTTCGCCACATGGAAGGACATATTCCAGCTATCGTAGGCGCGGATAAAATGAATACTGCGTTAGAGGCGTTGGGCCTAGCTAACGATTACAAGGTAGAAAAGAAGACTATCTATGCTAGTGACGGTTCAATTGCCAACGTAGAGTGGACCTTAAAGAAATAATGAACAAATTTTCAGGGAAGCGCGAACTCAAAGAAAAGGCCAAATTCACGGCTCTCGCCCGCTGCCCGCTTGGGCGGCTACCTGACTCTTTTCTCGCGAAGGCGAGCTTGACTAGCTTGAAGTCTTTACTTCCAGAGGGTCAAGAGAAGTTTCCAGACTTGCTTGCTATCGCGGGCAATGCGTTTGTCGCTAATCTTATTAATGGGAATGGGGATTCCATCTCTACGGAAGATGCTCTTCTATTATATCCCACCTTTGTTAATAAGCCCATTAACCTAGAGCACGATGCGGAAAAGATTGTTGGGACAATTACAAAGAGCTTCTTAACGGCTTTTGATTCTAACTATAAGTTGGGCGCGGGTTCCGAACCAATCGAAGAGAGCGCGATTAAGGATTCTCAAAACCCATTTAACGTTGCAATCGGCGGTTATGTATATGCTGATATTTTCCCGCACATTGCTGAGAAAGTCCAAGCATCAAATGACCCAGAATCATCTGACTACCTAACTGTTTCGTTCTCTTGGGAAGTTGCGTTTGACAAATGGAACCTACTAGTTGGCTCACGCGAGTATTCGACAGCGACAGTAATTAGCGATGAAGCGGAAATAGAAAAGTGGACTCCTTACCTAAAAAGCAAAGGCGGCTCGGGAAACCTTCCAGACGGAAGGGTTGTTTCGCGCCAGATTGTTTGGGCTAAAGATGAAGATGGAAAAGTTGACCCAGATAGTTTATATGGTGTTGGGATGGCGTTAACAATGGCTCCAGCGGGCCAAGTGCGAGGCGTGGTGACGGAAGACTTTGCTAGCAATGAGGTTACGAAAGCTAATGCTAATTCAACAGCGAGCGAAAATAATCAAAATAATATTTCCATTTCCGAAAAAATCGGTGTAACAGAAAATACAAATATACAAATGAAGTCACTTAAGACCATTGATGATGTGAAAGCCCTTAACGATGAAAACGCGAAAGAATTTTCTTTTGCCAACATCGCTAACGTGCTGGACGCGGGAGTTAATAAACTCCTAACGGACACTATTTCTGAAAAAGCCAAAGCTCACGAAGCTGAACTTGAAGCTAAGAAAAACGAACTAGCCGATACTAAGAAGTTGGCGGAAGACGCTCAGGCGAGTGTCGCTGAACTTTCTAAGAAAAACTCGGAGCTAGAAACCAAGCTTAATGAACTCGTGCAGGCGCAGCAAATTGCTGCCGCTTCGCAGACCTTCAACGAGCGCATGACCGCTTTTGATACCAAGTATGAGTTGACTGATGCAGACCGTAAGGCAATTGCTAGTCGCATTAAGGGTCTTAGCCAAGAAGATTTTGATAAAGTCGCCACGGAAGAGCTTGAAGTTCTTTTGGCCCCCAAAGACAAGGCAGTTGCGAAAGAAAAAGCAAAGGCAAGTGTTGAAGAGCCAACCGCCGCACAAATTGCACAAGACGCGCTTGATAAAGCGGTCGCTTCGCAAGGCCAGCAAGTGCCGAACTCCGCTTCGGACGCACCAGATATCGCAGAGAAGTATAAAAATGCTTTCTCCTTAGAGAACATTACGAAATCAACTAAATAATACTATATGCCACTAAAACCATACAGAGACTACAGCGAGCACGACGTTCTTAACGGAATGTTCAAGTTCGTCAGCGCAGCCGGAACGGGAGACGCGGGTATCCCCGTTGTTATCTCTAACTCTGGCTTTAACGGAGTTAATGCAACTCCATCGGTCGCAAGCAACCTCGCTAGCGCCCTTAACCACGGAAACACCTATTCGCCACGTTGGACTATTTATCCTGCGGTTACGGGAGCGACCAGCGGGCAAATCCCACTTGGTATCACGCTTTACAAGACCCTTGAAGTTAGCCAGTTTGGAGAGAGTTTCCTTTACGACCAGCAACGCAAGGAAGAGAAGGAAGCAGTTGTTAGCGGCGAAGCAGTGCCAATTTTGACAAAGGGAGTAGTTTCCATTTACGTCGGAACTGGAGCAAGTCCAGCACCAGCCCCCGGTCGCTACGTTGTAGTGAACGGAGCCGGAACAGTTGGAGCTTCTACAAGCACCACAGGAGCTTTCGGTAAGTGGCTCGGTGGAGTTGACGAACAAGGATACGCAGTCATGAGTTTTGATTGTATCTCCGCTCGCTAATTAAGAAAGACATAAATTACAATGAAAATTCAATTTAAAGAAACACCAGAGCAACTTGAACTCATCGCAGCGATGGGCTCAAAAGACAAAGCAAAAGCATCAGCGGCCCAGTTCGCCTTCGCTAAGCTTATCCAGCCAACGCTAGGCACCATCTATCAGCAAGCGGACACCACGGGATTCCTATACCGTGACATGCCTTACCGCGTAGATGATGACCCTTCGTTCCCAATCGAGCTTTTCGCGGACGTTCCAGAAGGACACTTCTCCATCTGGTCTGCTCCTAAGCCCGGTGGTCTGCCTAGCAACCACATCTCGCAAAGCATTGATGAGGTTAAGTTCACGACCTATCGCCTTGATTCCGCTTGGAGCATTAATAGCAAATACGCTCGCAAGATGCGTCTTCCTATTATCGCAAAAGCGCTTCAACGCTTGGTTCAGGAAGTTCTCCTTAAGACCAACTACTCCGCTTGGAGCGTTGTTCTCGCAGCTTTGGCGCAAGCCACTCACACAATTGGCGGAACTAGCCTTGGACATGTCTTCGCTTCTAAAGCGGTCGGACTGTTTGACATGGACGACTTCAACCAGTTGCAGACTTATTTCCGCCGCCTGAACTCCTCGTGGGTAGGTGGGACTCCGATTGGCGGAGCAGGAAAGCCAACCGACATGATTGTGTCGCCTGAAATGCTGGAGAAATTCCGCGCAATGGCGTATAACCCAATCAATACCAAGGCTAACGCGGCTGGAACGGCTCTTGGAGCATCTTCGGCAGCAGTTACCCTTCCAGAAGCGCAACGTGCGGCTCTCTACAATTCGGCTGGTGTCCCTGAGTTCTACGGAATCAACCTAATCGAACTCCTAGAGTTTGGTAAGGGTCAGGACTATCAAACCCTGTTTGCTGAGTTCATCGGTTCGACGGACCTCCCACGCCTTGCTACGAAAGCAGCGAGCGGCGAAACCTTCTCGGCCACGGCTGATGAGTTGGTGGTTATCGTTGATGCTAGTAAGGATATGGCATACCGCGCAATCGCTACGGACAGCGACACTTCGAGCGTCTTCTCGCTTGAAGCTGACGACCAGTATCAGAAACGCGCTGACAAGCTCGGCTGGTATGGTGGTATTGAAGAGGGCCGCGTCGTCACCGACACCCGCTTCATCGCCGCAATGGTGGTCTAAGCCTAGATAATAGTTTACAAGAACCCGAGTTTCGCGACTCGGGTTTTTTGTTGCGCTTGTATAAAAATAGTTTAGGTAATTCAACTGAAATTGGTGTAGTGCTTGGTGATATGAAACCCAAAGAACGGGCCAATGGCAAACTTAAACCCTCAACAGTTGAGGACTGGAACAAGGAAACTAAAGAACAAAACGAAAATGAAAAAGGTAAAAGCAAACAAGTCAAAAAGTAAAGAGGTCGCGAATGGCGTCGATGCTGAAAAGCAAGCGTCCACATACACTTCTAAAACAACATTCGACCAAGTATGGAATAAGAACTGGTCGAAATTTAAGCCGTCTGACCCAGCGGCGTATTCAGAGCGGCTCGCTAAGCTAACTAAATTCGACCTACAGCAAGAGTGTATCGTAATAGGCTTAATCCCCCACGACGAAAGAAGCATTATGATTCAGCGACTCCAGAAAGAGTGCGTCAAGAACCATAACTCCAATCTCGCCAGTTCTGTTAAGCCCAAACAGATAGTCATTAAGTCAGAGGCAGCCCAAAATATTCTGAATAAAGCCGCCGCTTTCTAACTACGAACAGTGTAAGTCAATAGATGACAACTGGGGTTCGTTACGACATAAATTTAACACGCGGGTCTAGTTATTCGGCGTCTCTCACTCTAACCAATTCAGCCGGGACTAGAGTGAACCTGTCTGGATATTCAGGGTATGCGCCCGTTAAGACGCGCTATGGCGCGACTGGAAGCGGGCTAGGTGAATTTGTCGTGTCAATTACGTCTGCTGTAAGTGGAATCTTCTCCCTATCTATGACGGACGAGAATAGCGCGTTGTTGCCTTGCACGCAAGCCGCATACGAAGTCAACCTATATTCTTCTGGAAGCAACGACCCATTTAAATATATTAATGGTTATGTGAACGTATATCCAAGCATCTAATGGCGGACGATATCACGATTCAAATACAGGAAAATCCGTCTGTAACCGTCTCGGTTAATACAGACACCGACCTGCTGCTGTCTGCGTCTGAATCTTGTCCTTTGACTGATTGGGGAACTATTCAAGGTAAGCCCGACTTTGATAGTCTATACTATTCTACGTCTAATCCGAGCGGCTATGCTTCTAGTGGCAACTTCGTTACTCAGGCAACTCTAAACCAGAGCGGCCAATATCTACTTAGCATCAATGCGTCGTCATCCGGCGCTCTAAGAAGTTCTATTTCCATATTAGAATCTAAAACGGGAAGTTATTATAGCTCGACAAATCCAAGCGGATTCATTACGGGCGCGGTCGTAAGGCCCGACACCTATTTACTAACTGATAGTAGCTCGTTAGACTCTATAAATTGGCAAACGCGGCAACTTTCTTTTGAGGGTTTACAAAGCCTTTCTTGGGCCGATAGAGTTGCTTATGACGCAAGCGAAGACCCATCTATAGATTGGGCAAATCGCGAGCTAGTTGGAGATTGGGAGTCGCAGTCTGAACCAACGGGAGGTTATAGCTTAGTCAACTTAGGTTTTCTTCAATCCTACGCCTATCCAGCGTCGAATCCTAGCGGTTTTGCGACAGGCATCGACTCATCTAATTTCGTATTAAAAAGTCAAACTGGTCAATTTTACGCATCTAGTAATCCAAGTGGATATATTACTGGAGTAAACACGGGTTCTTTGTCTTCGGTGTTTTATCCGCTCGCTTTTAACCCAAGTGGATACGTAACCGGCATCGTCATTAGACCATCTGACACTGGAGCGTTTTACCCAACGTCCAATCCAAGTGGGTTCGTTACTGGCGTTGACACTTCCATAGTAGTTCTAAAGTCGGAGACGGGAGCTTATACTGGTTTATTTTACCCTCTTTTATCTAACCCAAGTGGCTACCTTACGTCATCCGCCCTATCTTCATATGCGACTCAATCCTATGTAAATTCGGTTTCTGGCGTTATTCGCACGGATATAAGCGCGATTCAGTCTTTGACTGGTGGATTTGTCACGGGCTCTGTCGTGCGCCCGTCTGAAACAGGGGAGTTCGTTACGTCTGGGCAAACTGGGCAGTTCTATTCATCTTCAAATCCATCGGGGTATATTACTGGCGTAAATACCGGGGAGCTATTGTCGGCATTCTACCCACTAAATAGTAACCCTAGTAATTATGTAACTGGGCCAGTAGTTCGACCAACCGAAACGGGCGGCTTTCTAACTTCTGGGTCTTTATCTAGCTACGCGACAACAGGATATGTAAATGCGACAAGCGGAGCTATTCGCTCTGACATTTCCCTATTACAAACGGCCACCGGACTGCTATATCCACGGACTAATCCAAGTGGATATATTACTGGGGTAGATACTTCTTCTTTTGTCACCACTGGACAAACTGGCGATTACGTTAATACATTTTATCCCAAAGCGTCGAACCCCAGTGGTTATGTAACTGGTAATGTAGTCAGACCTAGTGAAACTGGAGCTTTCCTAACATCTTCTCAAATAACTGGTGCGGGCACTGTTTCTTCCTATACTTCTGGAGCTTTCGTTGTCATGTCTGGGGCTGCGGGTGGTGGAGGCATCACTCAGAGCGAGGCAGACGCCCGCTATTACCCATTAGAGACTAATCCCAGCGGTTATGTCACGGGCTCTGTAATTCGCCCTGCGGACACAGGCTTGTTTGTCACGATAAGTCAAACCGGAGCGTTCTACGCAGCGAACAATCCTTCTGGATATATAACTGGGTTCAATAGCGGCGACTATGTATTAGCGTCACAGACGGGAGCTTACGCTTCGCTGTTCTATCCGCTATCGTCCAACCCGAGCGGATATGTTACTGGGTCGGTCGTTCGTCCTATTGACACAGGCTCTTTCATAAACACGTCTCAAACTGGGGCGTTTTACGCTAGCTCAAATCCAAGTGGGTATATCACAAGTTCCGCTCTATCCTCCTATGCGACTCAATCCTATGTTAATTCTGCGTCTGGAGTTATTCGTGTTGATATTTCGGCGCTGCAATCGGCCACTGGAAATTATTATCTCAATTCTAATCCTAGCGGTTTCGTTACGGGTAGTGTGGTTCGCCCAACGGATACGGGAGCGTTCCTAACGACCTCTCAAATAACTGGGGCGGGTACCGTATCTAGCTATCTTTCTGGGTCGGTAGTTGTTCTTTCTGGCGCGGCTGGCGGTGGAGGGCTAACGCAAGGGCAGGCAGATGCCTTATACTATCCTCTAGTGGGCAATCCAAGCGGATTTACTACTGGCAGCGTAGTTAGACCAACGGAAACCGGAGCATTTTTAACTAGCGGCTCGATTACTGGCGCTGGGTCAGTTACCGTCTCAGCTTCTGGGAATAGTCTAGTAATTTCAGGAAGCGCTTCTGCCTCTGCTCAAACTCAAGCCCCTAGAATATTAGGATGCGTTTTTGATGGTGGTGGTTCGGCTTTAGAAACCGGCTCCAAAGCCTACATTAGAGTTTCACAAAGCGGCACCCTATATAAATATACAGCCCTAGCAGATATAACCGGGAGCGCAATTATTGACATATATAAAAATACATACGCTAACTACCCGCCGACCTCATCTTCTTCTATTACTTCTGGGTCGAAGCCAACCATTTCAACGGGAATTAAAACGGAAAGCAGCACTTTAACTGGATTTTCTTCTGTGACGTTCTCTTCTGGAGACATATTTGGAATAAATCTAGACTCGTGCTCGGGAATCACTCGCTTAACTTTCGAGCTAGAATATCAACCTTAACCTATGCCTATTTCAGCAAACGCAGTTTGGAACATCATGTCCTCCGCCACCGGCACAGCCGGGAAGAATGGCGGATTCTTCGTCACGGGGGCGAGTGGCACGGACTACTCACTCCAAGACGGGGCACAGTATGCTTTGACCGGCGTGACTTCGGTGGGCGCTGGAAATACAATTCTTAGCTCCTCTGCCTCTTCTGATATGGTTGGGAATGGGTTATTTGTGGTTAGTGGAACCAACTTCACGTCGAATGCGTGGTTTGAAATTACCAGCGTTGTAGTTGGCGTCTCAATTACGGTTAGCACAAACGCTGCTGGAACGGCAATATGCACTGGTGTAGGGGCGTCTGGGGTTGTTAATATCGGTGGGGCAAACCACCTCAACTCTACTTTAGCAGACGATATGTTTGAAGCCGGGGCCGCTGGCAACACATACTACATAATGTCAGGAACCTATACGCTGGGAGAGTCTCTGAACTTTACTAGAGATGGAACAACAACGCTCCCCATGAAGATAAAAGGCTATATATCTTCTCAAGGGGATTCTTGCGAAGGTTCGTCCCGGCCCACCTTAAATTTTGGCACGTTTTCTTGTATTCTAGGTTCGTATTGGTGGATGTCTAACATATTTGTGACCGGAACTCCGGCAACCTTGTTGACAATGGGAATATCAACTAAGATGTTCAACTGTAAAGTAATAAACAAGTCTTCTACGGCGTCAAGGGTCGCATTGGCGACCAACACTAATTTCTTGATTCATTCGTGCGAGCTTTCAAGTTACTTGGGAACGGCTTTAAGTTCTTCTTCTGATGCTGGTTCCGTAGTAGGGTGTTATATCCACAGCAGTTCCATTGGGGTGCTTTCGGGAACCACTAGCGCCCACGTATCTTTGATAAATAACCTGCTTATAGACTTGACGTATGGAATATATATTTCATCTGCTACCTCGGCGGCAATTGTTATTAGCGGAAACACTTTTTGTTCTCCCGTTCGTTCGTCTCATGCTGTTCTGTCCTACTACGGAGTCTATATTGCCGCAGGACTCGCAACGGGGGTTATTATTGTAAATAATATTTTTACCGATATGGATTATGGGGTTTATTCGGCCAGCGGCGCTGGAATGTCCTATGACCTCTATAATAACTACTACAATAATTCAACAGATGTGACCGTATGGGTGAAAGGCCCGTCATCCACAAGCGCAATCCCCACGTTCGCGGGCGTGGGTTCGGTGAGCGGTTCAACGGCGACAACGACATCCGGCAACCATTTAGTCCAGTCTGGAGCGACTTTTATAACGTCTGGAGTCGTCGCGGGCCGTGACTATGTATATGTGGCTTCGGGCACGGGAGTCACTCCAATGTTTTACGGAATCCTATCCGTGGACAGCGAGACTCAAATTACTACTGATGTTACACTTGCGGCAAACGCGACCGCCGACAAGGTATTCGGCATAACATTTGGTAGGAATTTCGCGGTGGGAACCCCGATGAAGGCTTTGGGCGGCCCTCGTCCAACTGCCCTAGCCTCTACGTATAGTTATTTTGAGCAGGGGGCATCACAAAGACGGGACAAAGGGACAACGGTTTCAGCTTTTATCGGATAAACAGTGTAATAAGATAGGATGACCACAACCAGCGTAGCCGACGAGATTTTCAGGGAATTAGACGAGCCTTCCGATTGCTCTATTCCTAAGATTGCGTTCTGGCTACAGACTAATGTCGGCACGCTGAACCTTAAATTGGGTTCTGTAATTACTGTTGAGAATGGGGTGTTATCAGAGGATTTGTCCCTAGCTGCCGAAGCGGTCTTCAAAAGTTTATTCAAAATAGACTATTTAAAGCGCCAAATCAATAAGAATCTAGGGGCGGCGGCGTATTCTTCTATATCCGAAGTTAAAGAGGGCAACCGCACGGTTAAAAGGACGAACAAGAATGATATTGCCAAAAGCTATCTGGCGGCCAAAGAGTCCGAGGAACGAAACCTTAATGGCTTAATCGCAGCCTATAAGCAAAACTCTTTTGGCGGCGGAGAGTCTAGTTATGTCCCTAATCCCGTCTTAGCTGAATTAGGGTCAAGTCAAGAGACTTTAGACTTCACTCGTCGAATGGAGTAATATGCTAACAGCCGCCGAAAAACTAGAGTCTGACCTAATGTTAAACGACGCTCCCGCTTCTTTTGGCGAATGGATTCCTATATTCAAGAGTCCAGTAGAGACAAACAATAGCGAAACTAATTTTAACTTTGCTTTCCCCGGCCAACAGGGAGAAACTGCCTATACGGTTCAGTCGGGACTTTTCTTCGGAACTGTAGAATACACAGACCAACAGGACAATCAATATATCAAGTACAACCCAGCAAGTTCCCTAGTAGCCCAACCCAAAGGGTTTGTTCGCGTGTCTTTGTCTGGGTCGGAAGCTCGTGCGTTTCTTATGGATGCACAAGTAATCAAATTAGATGGAATGAACTTTAAGCCCGCCAGCGATTTAGTTTTTAGGGGTCTTTTTGATAGGGACGTTTGGACTGATTGTTGGCTTAACAAAATTGACAATGGCAAAGTTTAACTATCTTGAAATTCATAAGGCTATCGCTAAGAGTAAGATAGGAGAGAAGCGCGTTAGGGCCAAATGGGACAGCATCGTAGAGACTAACAAGAGCGTTCTTCTTCAAGAATTCGACGCCCATCCAGTCACCCAAGAAATTAAAGCTGGCCCCGCTCCTACTACCAAAAACATATCTGGGACACTCGGAGGCGAGGGCAACCTATTTTCATTTTTAGGATTCAATCTAGGGGATGACCCAACGGGCAGAGTTCGAGATGTCTTGGAAACGCAAGTTCGCACGGCGACCGGGGTTAGACGAGAACCAAAGTCAGATAAAGTCCGTTTTCGATTCTCCTTGAGAATCCCAACTCAGGAAATTAATGCCGCCGCTCCTATGACTTGGGAAAGCGGAAAATCTTGGATAAATGCTATTGAAAAAGGTGTAAGTGGTTTTAGTCACTATCTTTGGAAGAAATTCATTGGCCCCGCTTCTCGGTCCTTCTACGGAATCCAAACTGAGAACAATGTTCGTTCGGGAGACTTCCAGAAACGAGACTACCTCAAAGAAATATTTAGAAACTTCGTCTCTCGCCTAACCAAGTAACATGAAAGAAACCCTAAATCATAGCATTGCTTCTTCCGTATATCTATGGTTGGATAACAAATTCATGGAGAAGGGCGAGGGGTATATCAATAAAAGCGGAGCGCTGAATAAATATGGCAACTCCTATATTTATCCTTATCGGCAGCTAGTTTACGATAATACTATTAGCGGCGCGACTTTTGCGAGTGGAGTCTATGTAAATGGAACGTTCTCTGGAGTTCCAATTAACTATATGAATGGGTTCGCGGCATACTCTGGAAATGATACTATCTCTGGAAGATTCGCCGCCAAGGAAATTAATCTCTATATGTCGGTTCAATCAGAGCAGAAGGTTCTTTTTGAAAGCCGCTTTCAGCAAAACCCTAAAGCTAACGTTCCATTTACCGGATACAGCGCGACAGATTATGTTTATCCTTGCGCTATTCTTAAAGTAGGGGCGGGCAGCAATTCTTCAATTTCCTTCGACGGCGCGTGCGCTACCACAATTCCAGTGAGAATCATGCTGATTTGCGAATCGGATTATCAATATCAGGCCGCATCCAGTCTTCTTAGGGATTCCTATGAGACGCACATTCCACTATTTTCCACCTCTCAGATTCCATTCACAAGTAGTGGCACCTTAAAACGCTCTTTTGACTACTCGGCTTCGGGTTCATTAATTTCTCAAAACTCAAACAACCTAGCCTACATAAAAGGCGTAGAAATCTCTGATTTTGACCCTAGAGTAAATAACGAGATTGCTCCTAACGTAGTTGCGGGCTTTATAGATTTAGAGATGGAGTGCTTAAGATTTCCCAAAGTTTAAAAAAAGATTTTCCAATTCCATGTTTTTCGTGTAACTTCAAATACTAATACCATAAATTATGCCAGACAATCGCGTCCTTTACGCCGCTCAAGCGGTATTCGCCAGTTCTTCTCCCGCTACAGGTCAAAAAACCAGCGGAGACGGAGTTCAACTTCACCGCGTCCAATCAACTTCCTATGACTGGCAACGCCAGTTGCAGGACGTTAATCAATTTGGCATCTTCGCACCTATTGACCGTGTCGAAACAACGCTTCCTCAAATTTCGCTAAACGTAACTTATCTAGCTACCAATGTCGCAAACGAATCTGGCATCGGTCTTTACGTTGGCGGAGATTCTACGGCACTCAAGAATATTCTTGATGGAACTCAGCGCGACAAAAATTACTACATTAAAGTAGCTCCTGACGGTAACGCTGCAAGCTACACCGGAACATCTTCTGTTATTGCGTTCGGCAACGGTGTTGTTTCTAGCTACAGCGCACAAGGACAGGTTGGCAATTTCCCAACCGCTCAATTCACGATTAGCGCCCTTGACTGGGTTTCCGATGACACTTCGGTCAATTTCGACCATCCTGCGGTAAACCCACAGAACGGGCAGGCTATTACGGGGTATATTTCTCTTCCTGCTGCTACGACCGGAGCAGTTGGACAATCTACCGCGCTTCGTCATGGCGACGTAACTGTTGACTTGAATGGTGCTGGACTAGGCTTGACCAACCTTTTCATTCAGAGCTACAATTTCAGCTTTGACTTCAACCTAGAAGATACGCAAGCATTTGGATATAAGTTCTCGGCGGCCCGTGAGCCCCAGTTCCCAATTAACTGCCAGTTGAGTATTGATGCTAACGTTCGTGACATTGGAACTGGACGTTTGTCTAACCTTTCTTGCAACGACCAGAAGTATAACCTATCAGTTACGGTGCGCGAACCACGTTGCGACGGAACCACTGGAGCGGTCAAGGCTGTTTATAGCTTGAGGGCGGCAACTTTGGAGTCGCAGAATTTCAGCGACTCTATCGGACCTTCTAAAACGGTTACTCTGAATTTCTCGGTGCCTATTGGTGGGCCGCAGGAAACAGACCGTGGGTTCTTCCTAAGCGGGGCGCTTAACTAAGCGCGTCGCGGGAGGGTTCCGCTAAAAATATTTGGTAAAAGGTTTATATGATAATTCAAAGTGATGCAACGCCCTTATTGGGCTTTCAAATAGAGAAGGAAATTGTGCGCTTATTCAAGCGTCAGCTAGAAGAGCTTGAGAACATTCGTGCTGAGCACCTAATTAGTGTCGAGCGAATTAAGCAGGTTATCCCGAAAGAGTATCATAAAATACTTGAGGCGGGCGACTTCCTAGACAATAATACCTACGAGTTAAAGCGTAAGCGTATTTTGGACGGCGGCAACGAAGCTAAGCGACACGTAGCTTCTTATTTACCAAAGTTTAGCATCGTATTGAAGTAAACAAACATAACAAAGGAAAAAGGAAATTAAATGAAACTACTATTCACGTTCTCCGTCGATAAGGAGCAAGAGGTTGAGAAGAAAACAGAAACAGTAAATGAGGCGGGTAATACCGTGACCGTTACTGAAAAGGTCAAAGAGCAGGCTCCAGTGGAGTTCTGTTTGCGTAAACCTAGTCGCGTTATGTCTGATGACGCGGACCTATATTATCACTGCCAAGTCAGCAAGGGCTTAAGCGCGGGGCTATTATCAATGGCTTTGATTAGCAAGCGTTTAGCTAATGACGGAGGAATCTTTACAGAAGAGGAAAAGAGAGAGTTCGACCGCAAACACGCAGAGCTTTTCACGAAGAAACTGGCGTTTCAAAAGCTCGTATCCACCCCAGACAGCGAGAAACTAGAAGGTCACAGCGCGAAAACAGAAGCTTTGCAAGTTGAGATTCGCGAGCTTGTCAGAGAAATTCAGAAGTTTGAGCTAGAGAACCAAAGCATGTTTACTAGTTCGGCAGAAGTCCGCGCTCGTAATAAGGTTGTAGTTTGGTGGTTGGCGGCCCTCTTGTATAAGAAACAGGGGGAAGGTTGGGAGCCGTTTTTCGAGGGTTCTGACGTTGAAGCGCGTATTGAAGCTTGGAATAAGATGGATGATGAGGATTACGACGAAGAAGAAATGACTTTTCATAATAAGGTCTTCAAACAGGCTTTAAGCGCCGTTTCGATTTGGTATCACGGGGCAGCTTCTAATCAGGAGGAGTTTAAGAAAGTCTTCGCTGAACTTGAAGTTTAATAGCGAGAAGATATTTTCGGAAGTAATTGCGGGGCGGACTCCAGTTGATTTGGTGGGCCGCCCTGTTTTTTTTCGTCACCTAACTCCTCAGAATCGTGGGGATAGCTCTTATTATTATGAAAAGGTAATAGCGCAGTGTGAGGGAATGGGCATCGCTACTAGGGAGAAGAGGCTAGAAGAAGTTAAGGTGGTGGGCACTTGGACAGAGGAACATGAAGGAGCTTACTTAAACGCTCAAAGCTACCTAGACAACTTAAACAACACGGTCAAGACGCTTGCTTTGCCATCTCAAGTTGCCGAGATGAAGGGTCAAATTGAGCAAGCTAAAGAAAAGTTCAGAGAAGTTTCTAGTAACCGGGCCGCCGCTATTGGAATTACGGCAGAACAGTTCGCAGACAAGAAAGCTAACGAGAAATTTATATTTGATAACTTGTTTGCGGATTCGTGTTGCTCCGCTTCCTTGTTTTCGCCCGATGAATATGACGAACTAGAAGAATCTGATATTGGTAAAGTAGTAACTGAAATAAATGTTATTGTGGCCGCCTACTCAGATTCATATCTTAAAAAGGCCGCCTTATCTAGATTAGTTCAAGATTTAATACAGATTTCAGATGGAGACGCGATGCGATTCTATGGAGTGCCCGCTATTAAACTTACCTATTATCAGATTGAGTTGTTGAATTACGGTAAATGGTTCCAAAGCATACTAGCAGACCCCAAAAAGAAGCCACCCGCTCATATGATGGACAATCCAGACGCTTTAATTGAGTGGAGCACTGGGCAGAAAAATGCAGCGAGTATCCTGAATGCGCCGGGGCAAAATGTGGCGATTGTAGGGGCGACTCCAGAAGACCTAAAGGCTATTGCGGGAGAAGACGCTGTAAGTATGGATTCCCTTATTAAAAAGAGCGGCAAGCAGCGCGGCGCTAATTTGGCAAAAATGTTGGGACACAACTAATAGTTTCGGTGTAATCTATTGGACACCCGGAAAAAGGAAAGATGCCAGACCAATCTATAGAACTGATTGCAGACTTAAAACTGCAAAAACCAACGACCGCCGAAAGGCAGATTCGCGAGATTGAACGTAATTTGTTCAAGGGCTCTGGGCGGGCGGGAGAGCCGCTGGGTCGTCTTACTGGTAAAGTTTCTGAGTTTGACAAATCGTTAGAGGCTGCTAATGCCCGCGTTATCGCGTTCGGAGCATCCGCTGCGATTATCACAACTGTAACTACCGCTCTGACCCAGATGGTAGTTCAAAGCATTCGCGTTGAGAAAGTCTTGTTGGACATTAACGTATTGTTAGGTCAAAGCTCCTCCAGTCTTTCTAAATTTAGCGATTCGCTTTTTGAAGTAGCTAAGAATACTGGGCAAAGCTTCTTTGATGTAGCAGAGGCGGCTAAGGAGTTCTCTCGTCAAGGTTTAGGAGTTCAGGAAACTCTATCGCGCACTGCGGACGCGATGATTCTAACTCGTTTGACTGGACTTGACCTAGTTAAGAGCGTAGAACAATTAACAGCGAGCGTAAACCAATTCTCTAAAGAGGGAATTACGACGGCAGATGTTATCAACAGGCTTGCTAACGTTGATGCGAAGTTCGCCGTATCTGCTAAAGATTTGTCGGAAGGTTTGAGTCGTGCGGGTTCCGTAGCGCAAGACGCGGGAGCGTCATTCAACGAACTTATCGCGCTAGTAACCGCCGTTCAGCAAAGAACCGCTCGCGGTGGTGCTGTCATTGGTAACGCGCTCAAAACCATTTTCACTCGTGTCTCCCGCTCTGACACTCTTGATTCTCTTGAAAAACTAGGAATTGGAGTCCGCGACCTAGAGGGAAATACTCTACCCGCAATCCGAATCCTAAGCGAGCTTTCCCAGAAATATGATGAAATGTCTTCTTCGCAGAGGGCGTTTACTTCTGAGCTAGTTGGCGGCGGCTATCAGATTAACATTGTAAAGAGCTTATTCGATGATTTAGGCCGCACTGTTCCAGAGTATGCTAAGGCGTTGGATGTGGCGGGTCGCTCTACGGACGAAGCTTACCAACGTAACGAATTGCTCAATAAGAGCTTTGCGTCGCTTGCGAATGAAGCTGGACAGAACTTAACTAAGCTAGCGGCCTCTTTTGGTAGCTTGACTTTCGGCCCAGCGCTCAAGAATATCTTTAGCGTCATTAACGGGGCGGGCGACTCTATTGATGGAAACGCTTTCTTGGAAGCGGGCGCGAAGGTTGGAAAGGGCTTAATAACGGGCATTGGCGACTTCATCGGCGGCCCCGGCCTAATCTACTTAATTTCCCTTATCGGCAAGTTAGGTAAAAAGTTTGGAACTTTCGCCAAAGATTCTCTTACGGATGTTCTATCTATTGGGGCTCCTAACGCGAAGATTCTTGATACGCAAAAGGGCATTGTAGATTTAGTTAATAACGAAGCTCGCGCCCATGACATTGTTAATAATGCACTATTAACTCAGGTTCAAAAAGAGCAACAGTTAATCCTTCTCATTAAAGAGAAAGTGGCCGCTCAAGCCGCTTATAAAAATGAAACACTCGCGTTATCAACCTCGTTGGTTGGTCGGGGAGTTGCATTCAAACCATCTACAGGTCAATTTAAGACAAAAGCGGGCGGCCATATGCCCCTTCCTATCTCGTCGGTCCCACAAGAAGCCATCCAAAGGGAAATTGTGGGGGCGAAGCAGGCGGGCTACAATATCCGCGCTTCTGACGTGCGCGTGATGCGGGCCAGCATCGACGGAAAAAGCACAACAGTTGTTTATAATAACAAAGAGAAGGTTATCCATGATTATATGGGGAGCGGGGAGCCTGCGATTATTCCGCCTACTGGTAGAATCAATAATTATTTTGACGGAACGACAACGAGGGCTTTTAAAAACTCATTAGGGGGCATTGGACTAAAAATAAAAAATACGGGCTCCTATCTTGATTATTCTGCTGATAGAGCTAGCAAACAGTATCTTATCGAAGGAGTTGAGTCTCAGCAAAAAGGAGATGCCAGAACCCTGTTTGAGACGTTAGCTAAAAAAGCTCAGAAAAAGGGCTTTTCTATAGAGTCCGGTTCTTTTATCCCACAGTTAGATAGAATAGACCCATTAACTTTCGATACTAACTCAAAAGTTGATAATCTTTATAAGCTTTTCCCACAGCTTCGTTACAGAAAAGGACTTGGCAATACTAGCGGCGACGTATTTTTGCCTACTGGCTCTACGAGCATTAAAACTCCATTTGGTTCTCTCGATGAATTAGAGTCTCTTGTCCAAAAACAATCTAATACCAAGCAAATAAGATTTGGAGGCGTCTCGACTCGGTTCGCCGCTGGAAGGATTGGTAACTATGCTGGTGGCATCGCAAGACCGGGACCATCCCTAACCGGAACTTTTGGCTCACTATCAGCCGACGCGGGTGCTAGACAAGCTTTCAGCGAGTCTGTATATATCCTAAGTAAAAAACTTGGCATCCCAGCTAATAAAATAGCATCAACAATAATTAGCGACAAGAATTTCAGGGGATTTGACGCGGCGTATTTTCAAAATGAAAATTTGATTAAAGTTGGCGCTCCGTCAATTAAAAACAGAGACACTATTAATAGACTTAAAGTGCCATCAGTTGGGGCTTTAGGCAGGGGCGAGAGTTTGGGGCAAACGGCTGGGGGTATTATTGCCCACGAATATTTCCACAACGCGTATAGAACGAAACAGGAGGCCGCCCTTGGGTTTGCGAAAGAGAATGGCCTATTCATTCCTCGTGACGCGAGGCACGCCCTAGATTATCTTCAAGACGTAAAAGGCTACTCGAAACATTCATCAAGGGAATATAAAAGCTATGCGATAGAAGAGGCTCTTGCTACGCAGTTTGGCAAAGTAATTGGGTTTACTCAACACGCGGGCGGCCACATGCCCGACTATAAAAATTTCGCAGCCTCCCCAAAAATCCCAAAACAACTTGATTACATAAAAAATAATCAAAAGTTGGGCGGCGTTGAATTTAAGAAGAAGGGCGGCGCACTTATCTTGGATATGGTTACTAGTGGCCGCGATGCCGAAGGCAATCGCTTAAAGGGCACTGGTATTCTTGATTTTGCCTTTAAACAACTATTTTCCATTGCCCAGAAATCGGGAATCAAAGAGGTTGGTATGACTCCTATTAATGGGCGCGTCATCAATAAGGCGCAGCGCCTATTTGGGACTCGCGACTCAAGGGGCAAGCCAATTGATTTCGGAAATGATATTCGGTTGAATGTGGCGAAGTATGCGGGTAAGGTGATGAATGCTGCGGGCGGCTCTTTCAATCCAGCACGAGTTATAAAACAAGGAGGCTTCGTAAAAGGAGCGAACAAACCAACGTTAAGCGGAATGGGAGAAATCCTATCTAGTATTGGTATTAAAGGAGACTTTAAAAGCGCGTCTGGTATAGAAGCTGCACTTAGGGATAAAAGCTCTAAGAAGAAACTCTTTGATTATTTAAAGAGTCGCCCGATAAGTGTAAGCTCGTTCCCTGATAAATATTTTGAGATAGGGGATGGAAACCACAGAAAAGCTTTAGCTGATTTGGCGGGTATTAAAAATATACCTTCGTATCTTAATGCGGCGGGAGGACTGTCGGCCCAAAGAAATCTAATTAGACTTCCAAAAGGTTTTGAAGCGAAAAAGAGCGGCCCTAAAACTCTAAAAGAGAAACTTGCAGACGCTTACGCGAGCGCTAATGTGGCGGCTCAAAAATTCGCTATTAAAGCTAATCCTTATGCGGCTTACGCTGACGACGCCATTGGATTTGTTCGTGGAATGTTTGGGTTTTCTGGGGGATATATGAATGCCGCCCTTGGCTTCTCATCCGCCGAACTCCAAGGAATGTCCAAAAAAGACCTGTTGACGACCGCTCAACAACTTGGTATCCCAATTACGCCTGAGATAAAAAAATCTAATGCGGCGAGTTTGGCGAAATTAATTAGCGGCTCTAAGCAGCATAAGCAACTAGTTAGCCAAGAAAGAAGAGTAAAGGCCCGCGAGGGTGCGGCTCTGTCTAGTAACCTAGCGACAACTAGAGGGTTTCAAGCCCAATTAAAATTGACCGACACGGACGCTGTAGGACGACCTATCAATATTAATCGTGTTACGCCGCCGCCGACAGAAGCTCAGAAGCTCGCAGAACTAGAGCGAGTCGTAAATCCCGGCGCTTTCTCCCCTTATTCAAAGGCTCAATTGGCACTTGGTCAAGCAGAATCAGCGAACCCAAGTTTGCCACAACGAACTCCAGAAGAACTAATACAAAGAAAAATTCAGGGAGCTAAAATCCGTGCGGAAAGAGCGGAGTCCGTAAGACAGAGGGCGATAGCGAACGCGAGAGCTAGGCTCGCGTCAAGAGACATTATTTCTGGCGCGGCGGCGGCTGGAATGACTGCAAATCGCGCCCCCTCTCGTTTGAGTGGGCTAGGACTTCCAATCCAAAGCGGACCAAATCCCGTCCTAACCCCACGGGCTATAGAACTTGCCAAAGAAAGGCAAATGGTTTCCAATCGCGTGCGGAATGAGCGGGGCTCACGCTTGACTTCTTCTCAATTAGAGCAGCTTCGAGCCGAATCTGGTTCAGGGCTCAAAACTAGACAAGCGCAAGAAGCCGCTCGCCAGAAAGCTTATGCAGGTAGTGTAGAGGGGGTTGCCGCAAGACTAACAACCGCAGGAATAGCAAATCCTATTTCTAGCACCTATCAGCAAGCTCCGCTTATTCCATTTTTAGGGCGTCCCGGTGCTCCGGGGGCGGCTCCCGGCACTGCCGCTGCCCAAGGGGGTCGCGGTGGAAGTTCTGGTGGTGGACCTCCGATAATTCCTCCAGTAGTGCCGCCATCGGGAGATTCCCCTCAAAAACGTTCGCTTTTATCGCGAGCTACTTCATTTGAAAAACCAGAACGCAACGCTAGGTTTTCCAGCGGAGCGTTTGCGCTTTCGTTCGCGGCCCCTTTAATTGGTGGAGTCGCAGCGGAAACTTTCGGTTCAAAAGACCCATCCGACCAACGCTCTAATCGCAAAATTCAAGGTATTGCATCGGGTATTGGAACTGGAGCGGCGCTAGGAGCTATTGTGGGCGGGCCTTTGGGCGCTGGTATCGGCCTTGCCGTCGCTGGATTTACTTCCCTCAAAGCGATTCTTGACAATACCGTTTTATCTTTTGACGACTTAAACGAAAAATCAAAAATACAATCAGAAGCGTCTCAAAGAATTATTTCCGGCATCGCTGGCTATGCTAACGCGCTAGAGACTCTTCAAAATGAATCACTGGACCCAAATCAGCGCAGAAGCGTCGAACGCCAAGGCCAGAAATCTTTGTCGTTACTTTCACAAGCGGATAAAGAAGAGTTGATAGCGGCGGGAACAGATTTCAAAAAAATTCAAGAGATTAACTCTAGGCAGTCTGAGCGGGCGAGTCGGGCCGACGCTGGGCTAGAATTGCCGAAATTAGTTAATTCGCTTAGGTCTAAAAAGGGAGACGGATTAGGAAACAGCATTCTTCTCAGCACTATTTTGGAGGCCGGGAAGCCTAATGAGGAGATTGACGAGAAAGAGTTGGATAGAAATCTAGCGGAACTCAAAAAACTGCCGAATCAAAGAGACGCCGTTAAAGGGATAAGTTCTCAGAGCGACGCTTACCGCAGACTTCAAGAACTAAAATCTCAAAAAACTGAAAAAAGAGAAGCTGTTCTAACGACTCTGGGACTAAAACCGTCTGATATAGCGGAATTTACCAGTCAAATTAATCAGGCGTCAGAAGCGCAGCGAGACGAATTTGATAAGTTGCTTCTGTCTGTAAAAAAGGGGTTAAATACCAGAGACGCTTTCAAAGCTTTCTCCGCTAATCTAGTAGAGGCTCAAAAAGACACCAGTAAAAGTCTATCTTCAATTCGTCGCAGTATTAATACAGAATCTTTAGCTGGACAACGTGCATCCGAGCTAGATTCAATTAAAAAGGACGGGTCGCGGAGCCGCGCTTCGTCGGTGTCTGACTTGACTTTTTCCACGTTGCGCTCGCGCTTGTCCGACGCCGAACCTTATCTTTCCGCGCCTACGTCTATTCGACTACAGAGCGAAGCGGACATTGCCCAAAAAACAGAAGGAACAAATAGGGAAATCACGAAACTCAACGAAGATAGAGCAAAAGCTATTCAAGGAAGCCTATCAGAAACGAAAAGAATCCTTACTGAAATTCCTGATGGGGTTATCAATAAAATAAATGACCGCAAGGGCGCGTTGGGACTTGTCGAAAAAGTGGGCGGCGCTAAAACTTCTACGGCGGCATTAGAGTCTATTAGCAAGTTCGGTGCCTTGATAAAAGATTCAGAAGACCCTGAAACAAAAGCTTTCTATGAGAAATTGCTCGAACTATCAAAGCAGCAAAAAAGCGCGCTAGAGGGAATTGAGGAAAAATCAATAGAAACAGTTAATCAACTGCGATTGCAACTTGCTTTGGATAAAGCTGGCATAAAATCTGAAACCAACAGACAACTTAACAGAAAAGCTTTTCAAACTTCTTTGACCCAATTTAACCCTATAGACGTTCTCAAAAACGGACAACAATTTGGGGATATTGCGGCAGCCGCTAAAAAAAGAGTTTTCGATGGACTGGTTGACCCATCTGAATCCACTAACCAAAGATTTGCGCTCAGATACGGAACAGCGGAAGAAAAACGAAAAATACAAGATGAAGTCAGAGCAAAAGCTTTAGAGTCATCGGGAGTCAGGGCTCGTGGAATTATACAGGAGTTCTCAAGTGGTTCATTATCAAGCCCAGAGGAAATAGCAGACCAAAGAGAAAGCCTTTCTAAGAGTTTATATTTAATAGATAGTCCGGTCGGACCAGACGACAAGACCCGCATAAATAACTCTCGCAAGTCTGGAGGCGTTTATCTTGAGCCTACCTACGGAATTCCCGGCCTTGCCGCGATTCCTAATTTTTCTAAAGAGTTTTTAGCGCAAGGGGCTACCCTTTCGGACGTAGAAAAAACCAGAGAGTCTAAGAGAAAGCAATTAAAGAATGACTTAATTATCCAAGGGTTCTCAGCGGTGACATCTCAGGCCGACGCAGAAACTTCGCCATTTCTGGATGCTTTGTCTGGCGGCAAGTATGGATACGGAAGCGGCCTGTCAAAGTCAATATCATCGCAGATAAATTCAGGCAAGTTCCGAGATGCGGAGCAACAACTTACAGCCCTATACCCAAGACTCAACAATGCTGGCAAACAAGAATTAGGTGGACAGGGTGGCATTATATCTAAGCTGCGAATCGCCCAACAGAACCTCGAAGCTACCGCAAGAAAAGCGGATACAGAATCTAAAAAGGCCGCTGGAGGCGATGACAAACCAATAACGATTAAGTTTGATAAGAGTGCGGAGGATACTATAAATAAGCTCGTTCCAAAAGAAAGCAAAACCCCTCCGTCTATATCTATCCCCACAACTGTATCAGTCACAACTACAGGAGGCGTATCAGAAAAAGATGGGCAGCAAGCCGGGGAAGCAATCAAAAATCAACTGGCGTCCGTAACTGAGTTCCTTTCCCAAAAGTTTGGATACGCAGAAGTTCCTAAAGCTACCGCATAATGGCCCTGTATTTCACAAACGTTAAACTCCTAGAATACACTCATACACCAGTGTCTCTAAGCGCGGGCTTGCGTTATCGTATTGAGAAGCAATTCAAAATTACTGGCAGGCTACTAGACGAGACTTATAGCGGCCCACTCGCGCTATTCCAGCAGCAGGATTTACTATTAGGAGGAGCGGTGGACTATCAGGATATTAACCTAAACGGCGTGTCTTTTGGGGCGGGCAAAGTCCAATCAATTTCCTTTAGCGGCGGAACTATGGTTCGCACCGAAGATTACGAATACTCCATCGTTTGTTATGACGAAGGTATACTGACAAATGGTTCTGGGGGCGTTTACTCTGGTATAAGCTGGACGGATACAGACGAAATCGAAGAACTTTCCGAAAGTTTCGATTATTCGGAAAATGAAGAGGGTGATAAAGAATATACGCACTCTTTTGGGGTTAAATATGCAATTAGAACCACAGAAGCGGCGGTAATCGCCAGCGGCAAAGCGTTGGCCGCCTCTTTCCTTTCCGCTGCGTCGGGCCTAACTCAGTTTCTAAACTCCTACGCGGGCCTTTCTGGGGCGCGTCGGCTGTATTCGGAAGAATATAACACAGTTGAAGGCTCGGTTAGTATAACAGAAGTTCTGTCTTTACCAAAGACCGCCGCTAGTGGCTATTCATATTCCTATGAGTATAAAATGGATTTGGGCGAAGACGGCTTTGTAAACGCTTCGGAATCTCTAAGCATTGAAGGCTTGACTAATCCTCCTTACGCGGGGGCGCGGGCGGGTCAACTCGCGCTAGAGTCTGGGGCGGCTACTCGCATAGCGAGCGTATTCAGCGCGTATAATTGGAGCGACGCGCCGCTATTCACATCTCCAATCTCTAAGGCCACTTCGATAGACCAGTTTGCGGGCACAGTTCAAATTACCCAGAACTTTTCCAATAACCCTAAATATCAGACAAATGTAGCTTGGGAAAGGACTATTGAGCTATCTCGCGATGGTGATAACTTTTATAATATCTCTGAGGTGGGCTCGATTCAAGGACTCGGCAAAGAGAGTGAGCGGCTCCCTCGCGCTGTTGCGTTTTTCACGAATCCGGTGCTATCTGGTATCGCGGCACGAATTGCGACTGCCTACGCGACCACGGGGCGCAGCGAAACACCATTCCAAATCAAGCAATCAAAGTCAAAAAACTCCTTTGCGGGCCGCATTGAATACTCTTTTGTTTATACTGATGATAACCGCCTAGCGAACAACGAGATTCGTAAGGAAGAAATTGAAGTAACAGATTCGCTGCCCGTCCACCTAGTTCAGAAATACAACATATTCAACGTTAAGGAACTCGTTCAAACGCAGCAGCAAACCACGCTAGGCGGGCTTTCTGTTTCGGTTAAGCTTCGCGGTAAAAGAAACTTACCGCTCGCGACCTATCTTGCTCGCGGAGTGGCGATTCTCACTGACACTAAACCGGTAACAGCAGACTCCTATCTTGATTCTTGCGACTATTCAATTTCGCCCGAATCCAACGAATTTAACCTGAGCGCGTCTTTTGTGTATATAGGCGCACACAAAACTCGCGAAGATATTAGACTGACTTAATGAGCGACATCTTTTATAATTCCGCGAATCCTTTCGATGGGTTGCCCGCCCCGCTAGTCTCTAAGAGCGTCCAGATGGTTGAGTTTAACCAGCGTTGGGCACAAGCTGATACTTTTACGCTTCGCGGGCAGATAACCGGCCACTGTTCGGGCTTTAGCTTCTTTAACGCAAAGCGTAATCAAATTACGTCGGGCTTCCGAGAGGATTTCAAGACTCTGGAGTTTAAAACAAGCGGAACCACCTTCACGAGCTACTCAAGCGTTAAGCTAGACTCAATCTCGTTCGACGCTCACAACTACGGCGCGGGCATATTGGATTATCAGGTAAATCTCTCCTGTTATCCAAGTGGCTACTTCTCTGGAACCTATGGAGTTCTAGACCCAAACGAAACATTCTCATTTCAAGATGGAGAGGACGGTTCGCTTTCAGTTTCACATAATATATCTGCGCGGGGATTTTACACGTCGGGAGGAACGTCAAACGCTCTTAATAATGCTAAATCATGGGTTCAAGCGCGGACTGGATGGAGTTCGCAAGTCCTGCCTGCCTACGCAAGTGGCATAGTCGGCGGATTATGCCTGCAATCTCTTCGCGAAAACTACGACCGTCTAAACGGAACTTATTCAGTTTCAGAGAATTACATTGGCGACCGCTATTTTGGTGTCGCTAATGGCTTCTTAAGATACTCGACAACTGTTAATTCGGATGAAGATGGACAATCCAGCGTCTCCCTAGAAGGTTCCATTAAAAATTGTAAATATGGAACTATATCAGGTTTACGCGATAAATACACCGCGTTTGACGCTTTCTCTGCCGCCGCTCAACAATATAGAGATGTAACTAATCTTACTGACCTTAATCCGCTGCCAGAAGCTAAGTCGGTTTCGGAGGGACGAAATGGCTCAGTATTATCCTTTTCCTACGTTTGGACCAACGACACTCGCGGCCCTATTGTCGTTGAATATCAAACTAATTTTGATTACGACTTTGAAGCGGACTTAATTTCCGCTGACGTTTCTGCTACTGTGTATTCTAGAAATCCCCACTCAACTACTAAGTGGCCCGCCGTTTTAGCTTTCGCGAATGGAATAAACCTATATTCAATAGCGGCGGCGGAATATGCTAGTTTTGTCGCGCAAGTTGCCCCTCATATGGCAGGCACGCCTTTGTCGAGTCAGAAGTTGAGCGAATCGAGAAGTGAAGACGAGCATAATTGCAGGATTCAGTTAAGAGAAAGTTATAGCAACGCGGCCCGCCCGCCATTCGGATTTCAATCATTTGGTTCTAGCGTTCGTGTGTCGCCCGCCATTCATAAATACTCAGCCGCCCCAATCTTAGACGGCGCGGGCTCTTATTATTTGTTTGACTTAGGCTACAAGACCAGAGCGAGCATTGATATTCAAGTTCAGGGTATTGGGGAATATACTAGTTCTCCTGCTGCTACGGTAGCTGCGCTAAAATACAACACAGAGAAACTTCGCTCTGACTATTTTCAGGGAACGGAAATGTTGCTGGAAAGTCAGTCCGTGTCCACTGGAAACAACTCCTTCTCGAAACAAGCGAGCGTTGCTGCTAAATTTTCTGCGGACCAAGCGGAATTTGTTGTTTAATGCCAGTGTCTTTTGTTATAATAGCTAAATATGGAATACAACGAGTCTAAAGACCTAAAAGATAACATCAAAGTATTAATTGGGAAAACAATTGCTGATGCGAGCGCCACGGAAACCGACATCTATTTGTATTTTTCGGATGGCACTGGGGCTCAAATTGGGACTCCTCAGAACGATGAGTGGCTTTCTATGGGATATGGAGAATTAGAAGAAAATCATGAAAATAACGAAATACGAAGGTAAAAACGGGTGCGCTGACAACGTAGAAATCACAGATAGCGACGGTAACTCCGTCCGAATTGATGCGTGCTGTATGACGTGCGGAACCAAGGACGTAAAAATGGTAGCCCTAGAGTTCAAGGAAGAAGAGGCCGAGCGATAAAAATAATTATAGGCTAACCGTTGGTTCTAGTGTAATCTCTTGTCAAGGCAAAAGGGATTAAATGTCAACGCACTCTGGACTAGCATATTATTACGACCTACTCGGGCTCGACCCCGATAGCTTTCGCCTGCACTATCGCTTCGATGAGCAAAATGCCACGACAATCCCCAATAGCGCCCCACTTTATCCCCAAGTTTCCGGCTCTTCAAATACTTCCACTAGTGGAAATTTCACTAATACGAGAGTAAACATTAGCGGCGCGACAGGCATCGCTTTGGACGAATGGACCCACCTATTTATGCTAGACCGTAAATCTAGCTCGCGGGCGGTTATTTATGACTCGCTACAGAGCGGTTCTCGTTGGAGCGGTTATAGAATTGGACTCAACGACAATAATCAACCATTCTTAGAGTGTTGGGGCGCAAGCGGCCCGCTTTGTGTTGTGGCGAACCTACCATCAGCAAGTAAGAACATCTATGGAGTAGTTAAATCTAATAATCTTGTTACATTTTATAACTACGACTTTTATAATCAGAAGTCTAACAGTAGTTCTCATGCGCTAGACGGCTCGCTTTTCCCATATTCTAGTTTTGCTACTATCGGGAGCGGGCGCAATCTCGGCGGTTATTTTGTTACTGGAAATCTTTCTGGCATTGTTGAAGATTATGTGATTCTCGCTGACTCGCTTTCCCCACAAGCATTTAAACTATTGTGCTCTGGTTTGGTTTCAGACTATTCAACTATGTCGGGCTCAGTTTCTTCTTTTTCTGGGATAGAGATTACTGGAAATACGACGGGGACAACTGGAACAACGGGAATCATCAGATATGAAACGGTAGTTACTGGGAGCGGCCTCAATCCGTTCGGCACAGGCGACTACGTTTATCAATATGGACCAACTGGCATTACTGGATACTTAAGCTCTGGACTATCTATAACGCCCGCTACTGGATATGTTGTTAGATATATTACTGGGGCGCAAACTAGCGGAATAGCTACGAATACATCTCTAGTAGATACATTTCGCCACAACGAACTTTCCATTTTGACCCAATATGACTCTAACGATTACCTAGTAAGTAATTATAACTGGAATGCCGTTAGTCGCAATTTAGAAGGAGAGTTTGACGATGTTAATTCCGCGTTCTCGTTGCCAGAAGAGGAAGATGAGCGATTTCTTCCCGTTTATATTAATGGAATATTGCAACTAGCTACTGGATACACAATAACTGGCGATGCTTATGCGTCGGGAGTTGTATTGTCTGGTGACTTCCGCTTAGATGGTCGCTTAGTAGATTCCACTGGGTTTTACTCGTTATCTGATGTTCTATTTTACGACAGAGCCACTAAAACAGCGCTCTCGCTCACCGCTTCTTCAATGGAATCTGGAACTTCCCTTGCCATTCCCGCTAGTGGCGAGCTTTACTTCAACGGAGTATTATTGAATAGCGGCTATGATTATACAGGAGGTTCATCTACAACTATCATAACTAGCAGACTAAATGGTGCCACTGGAAAACTGGTCTATTGGCCTCTGGAAAGCGGAGACGCTATTAAAACGGGAGCGTCCACCACTTCTGGCTCTTTTTGGCGCGGCGCACAAAAAGTGTGGATGAATGGAGTAAGATTATCAGATAATAAAGACTATATGGAAAATTGCAACTTAGATTTAATCGCCGCTTCTGGGACTATTACGAGTCCTGAGTTTGAACTATTCTCCAATTCAGAATTATATTTTAATGTTTAAAATTGACGGAGTAAAAATTAATGGCCGCAATCAAGCTTTCGGCGGCTTTATATATGCTGTTGACTATCAAGTTGGCCTATTAGAGTCTCCTACTACGATTTCTGTTCAATTTGTAAACAGCACTGGAGACTATCAAGAACCACAACTTTCAGTTTTGGCCGCTTACAAAATTTCAATAGGAAATATCATTTCTGGAAATTTTTATGCAGTTTCTTATGAAAATAGCAAAACATCTTCGGGACGGATTCTCACTGTTAATTTTATAGATGGCAGCCACATACTCGACCGAATATGGGTGGGATTATATAAAAGGATGGGGGACCACAAAACGAGCGTTCCCGGTCTTCTGATTGTTGGCCGCGAGATGCACCCATGCGACGCGAATCAAGACGGAATCTTTGACCAAACGGACGCAGATTTAATTAAATGGGGGGAGACTGACCCGTGCGAGTTGCGATGCCCGAACGAAGAAGACAAAACGGAACCCGTTGTGGACAACTGTATTAAGCGTGAGATTTCTGAAATTTTTGAGGTTCGATATAATTTTGAAGATTTGATGAACGCTTTGGAAGGAAAATTAACGCAATTTAGTGATTCTCGTAAAATTCAGACTATAATTCCAAACGACTTAGCCTCCGGCACCTACAATGTTGATTTGACGATGCCTCCGACTCGGAGAAATATGAATGCGTCGTCTTTCAATAGGGTAAAAATTAAAACGAGGCCCAAAAACACCAACCCTTTCTTTTTCCGAGATTACAGTGGTCCATTACGAGAGGTTTTGAGAAATTGGTGCTCTGATTTTGGTTGGAGTTTTTTCTGGGAGAATGACGCTCTTAATTTTATAGACACCAAAAGTCGCCCGGAAGTGAATCTTAAAGCATTTGCTAATCTTGAATCTCGGTCAAAGAGCGCGACTCTTGAGGGAACCGTAGGTCGCGGTTATGTTAGTTATTACGCACATCCCGGTATTGAGGCGGAAACAGAATGTTCAAAAACTCAAGCCCTTCTTCTGAGGTGCTTGTCTTTAAGAGATTTGTTTGGAGAATTATACAAACCGTCATGGTCCGCAGTTGCGTATAATCAGACCGATTATAGTTCTATCGGGGCAACATCTTCTTTATCTCCCCCGACTCCAGACCCCGCGAATTCCGACCCAAACGACCAAATTACATACCGCGACGACGTATTCTCAAGTGGAATCGCCATTGAACTTTTTGAGAAAAGTGTAGTTTTATCTCATTATAGTCAAACAGTAAGGAACCTTTGGAACCTATGGAACCTATATGGAGTGAAAGCGGACACCGACGCGGAGAATCTTAAGGGTAAGTGGTTGGACCGTTTGGGTCAAATCAAAATCGTCTCAGTGATGTCTAATAAAATTTTAAACGAAAAATTTAAAAGGTTATTGGGCGACGACGCCGCTGGGAAGGGGTCTAGACTAATAGGGGCTCCTACTGTTCAAAATATATTAGCTCGTGGGGGTTATTTAGTGTCTGTTTTGAAAAATCGGCCAACGGAATACCCCCAAGGAATGCTGTCTAAACAGTTCGAGATTGAACAAAGGCTCGCCAATGATTTTTTTGGACATCATTGGTATCGAGCATTTACGTCCCCCCCTTATCAGAACCCCCAGTTCTATCCGAGCGCAGAGTATATTGGGGCGCTCTCAACCAATATTGAAGACTTGCCGTTCGCTAATTTTAACCACACTCACAATAGCAACATTTCAAAAATGGTTAGCTCGTTCGTTCAGCGTCAAAAGGCCGACTATCGCAGATTCGATATTATGAAATTTGGTCAGAACTTTGCGACGAACATCTCCAAAAAAAATGTCCGTTCGATGGTTTATTTCAATCGAAGTGCCGATTCCTATTGGACGCCAGACGCAAAGGGGCAGACCCAAATATCCCCACTGCTCAGTGAGTATGAAAAAATAGCAGTCCAAGAAATAGACATATCCGATTTAGACGACGACACTAAGCGTTTTCTTATTACAGAAGATTCAAAAGCTCTCGTAGAGCCTGCTCTGCTTAAGAATGTAGGTCTTTTCATCTTCTACCCACCTCTTAACGACAAGGGGATTTCGATGGAGGGAGTTATCACGGACCACGAAATTAAAGAAAAAAAACAGCACCTAGAGGGCATTGAGTCGTTTTCATTCGCTACCGGGGGGCTCTTAAACAATAAATGCGTAAAATATACGGTTGACGGCCTTCCGCTATATACTCCGCAGGGAGGCTCTGTTTTATTTTCCGACTCTGGTGATAAATTTAAATGGCAAAGAAAGACCCCCGAGGACGTAGAATTTGACAAACCTGTATACAAAGTAATCGCAGTGACTTCTCAGAAAAATAGAGGGGTGATTCCAAAAACTCAATCAACTTTAATTTATCCCGCCGAAACAAACTCTCTAAGAGTTGACTACGGGTTTTCTAATATTGACCGGGACTCGTCCCTTTTGCTAAATAAACTAACTTCCAGTTGCGTCATCCCAGAGTCGGAATTGGAAAAAATTCACGGAGCGGTTTCAAAAAATTTAAATTTCAGCGTCTCCACTCCATTTGTATCCTACCAATATACTTTATATGGATTGCAAATTCCAGAAGCTCTTTCGATAAAAGACGGTCTTGAGTCTATTCAAGTTAGAGTCTCTAACGATTCCGCGATAACAACAAATATCACAATGAGTAATAAACTTTTCACTCCACCTTCTCAGGATTTGGTGATGCGCTCTCTCGAACTAGGAAAAACGGACAGAGCAAACTCTAAGCCCCGTTCTATATAATGATAATTTCTGGAATAGCGACTCGCTCTATATTATATCAAACTGGAGCGGTCTTTTTTGATTTTTCGTTCAACGCTCCGTCCACGTCTGGACAGCATAAATTCGGGGTATCAGGTTCCGAATTCTTTGGATTCACGGCAACCAACGGGAAAATATTCGACCCCGCTGGGAAGTTCGTTTATAACTACGCTCCAAACGAAAATGTTAATATCTCTGGAGTGGTATCTCCTTCGTCCTATAATTATTCAGTAAATTCAAATTTATTGTGCTGGGGTCAACCCACTAGTTCCAGTCTATATGGGTCGGCAATTAAAAATCTATACGCATCTTCATCTTCTGAATTTCAATTATCTTCATTCATAAGGGGCGAGGCTGCCGATTATTCATTAGACGGAGCGGGAGCGTATATTGGGGTCAACTCTTTAGTTTCTGGGAGGCTCATAAATAATGCAACTGGCCGCCCGTTCCGTATTTTTGACGTAGTTCTGAATGGCCAATCTTCGTATTCGCTTTATTCGTTCACGACTGGAAATATTAGTTCAACTGGATATATAGTGTTTAGCGGCGACGGATTTGGAATGCAAGATGAAATCGTGCAGGTTTCGATGCAGACTAATTTCGGACAAGTTGATTACGACTTTACAATATCTGGTGATTACGGAGTGGTTCCTGACGTATATTTGAATCTAAGTCCAGATTCTAATGTCGTCATTAGTAATCGGCCAATGTATATAAATGCGGTCGCGGCGAATTACCCCAGCGGCTCAAGAATAGGAGTGAGTTTAGAATATGTGTCGGGGACCACTGGGAATATTTACTTTTTCTCCGGGCAGGCAGGTTTCGGCGCTCAGTCAATGTCTGGGTATCTTACTGGGTGTGGATTTTTGTCATATCAATGCGCGGGGTTAGTAAGCGGACTTGACCCGAAAACGTTAATTTGGGAAACTGGTATTGGCACTGGTCAATTTTCCACTGATTTTCATTGCGCAACTGGAAATATTTCAGGAAACTACTCGCTGCCTCTCTATGGGCTCGGGGCGGGAGCGATTACATTAGATTACTTGGCTTCTGGGGAATCTTCTGGATATTTTCACGGAAGAATTCCAATTGTCGGGGCGTGGCTCAACGCTATCTCTACAAATTTTTCTGGTGCTGGGTCTTCTCCCGTTTCGGCGAGCGGTTTAATCCCAGTTGGCACTGGGAAGGTGTTTGTATATCCCACTGGCGAAGTGCGGATAGAAGACCCAATTAGCTCGGGAGACTATTACGAAGCCAACCTGTCGGTTTCTAAGGTTTATAGCGGCCCAATTGTTTACGACTACTCTACTGTCGCTGTGGGATTCGCAACCGGTAGAACTTTTTCTGGAATAGTTACGAAATCTTTCGCGCCAGAATTTGAGCAAGGCTCCTATTCTTTTACGAAATACTTTAGTGGGGCGGTTTCTTCTAGTGCAATTATCAGCACGGGAAATTTTCAAATTACCGGGTGCCCATCTTCGGCCTTGGTTTCGGGTCTGATAACTGGGGTGTTTTCTGCTAGTTATCCGCTGCTATGCTCTAACACGTCAAACTTTCCGACAATTCCTATTCACGGATTTCCTTCGTCGGTTTACAATCGAGATGGAACTTTAGCCGACCCCAATACGGCGTTCACTTTTTACCCTAGCGGTGGGTTTTCGACCTATGATGACTCGCTTGAAAACTATCTATTGGGGGGAGGTGTGAAGACCAGAATTTCCAGAATGGGGGACACTCCTTCTGGTTGGGGTGATTTTTCAAATCCGGTAGCAGATTGTGCGGAGTTCCCCCGAGAATATCCATCGTCTAACGACGTAACATCTCATATCTGGAAAGAACGAATTTCAGGGACCGAATCAGTTTCGTCGTTCGACTCATTGGACAATGGAATCGGAATCGTCAACACGAATCTTTTTATGACTGGCACTGGGGACTTCTACGCAGACCCGAGTGGAGCCGTGGATTCAGGAGTGATGGAGTTTTTTATCAGCGGTAGCGGACTAAAGGCAATCGCCTTAAAAGGTCTGAATAACGGGCAGACTGACAGAATCCTCAATTTAACGCTATATAAAAATGGAGTTCTTTCGGACTCTTGGGAGAGTCTATATATAGAGTCTAGCCTATACGATAAATACGGAGAAGCCTCTTATAACACTAACGCCTACGATACTCTGACTATTTCTGAGCTAGGTTCTGGCAAATATTCTTTGGTGGTCACTGCTAAAACCGCTCCTGAACCAGTGGTTTCATTCACTCAGTCTATTTATACTGGGTGTGAAAGTTCTAGGGCGGTGTCGGTTACGGTTCAGGCAGTTGGATATTTTCGGAAACCGTGCTGTGTAAATATAACTAACTATTCCGAGTCAACCGCTCACTCAGGAGTTCATTACGACCCGATATATTTAGACTACACCGACCCCGTGCTAATATCAGGGGGCTGTCAGTCTGTAGGCGCTCATGCGCCAAGAGGCATGAGATGTCCCGGTGTTTGTTTTCCTCCCACCTCTCCAGATTACAACGGAAGATGGAAAGAAGAAACCCAATATGTGAACTTCACCATTCCTATCTATGACAATTCTGTATATGGAGAATACGCATCTTTCTACATGTATTTAGATGTCGCGTCTGCCTCTGGGTGCTCTGTCGTAGATGCCACCACGGAAGTCCGCATTGTTGATAATGATAACGAACAATTTGAAATTGGGGGGACGGGGATAATGCCCGATATTAGTTCTTTGGACTGTTCTTTGGTTCCCGACGTTGAGCCTCCAGAGCCCCCATGTATAAAAGACCCAAGCCTCTGCGACCCGTGCATTCTCCAGCCGAGGCTTTGTAACCCGTGTTATGACCGACCAGAACTTTGCGACCCCTGCTTTTTAGACCCGACTCAATGCACTGGAGACGAACCCCCATGCAGGTGTATCGAAACTATTGAAATTCCTTGTGAGGGGTGCAGCGGCAGTCTTATGACTATTGTTGGGGACTGTGGAGGGGTTGCTGTCTCTGGTCAGGTCGGAATCCCCGGCGCGACATGCGGTTCGGCCACAGTAGCGGGGTGCGGGCCTACTGCTGGGTATATTTTTGTAGGAACCATCCCTAAAGCCAAGGGAACTTATTTTACATCATCTTTTTCTGGAAATTGTTTGTCTTCGTCGGTTTTGGCGTATCCATCTGACTGTGGGATGTATAACGTATGTATTGGAACTGACACCGAAGCTGAATGTCCAACGAGTATTGAATGGTCGGGATGTTCTGTAATTAATGACGCAGTTTCTTGTTCTGGTGCTGCGGGCGACGGCTCAATGATTCACGTAGGAAGGACTATTTGCTCAAATCTCGCGGCGGGAGAAGGTGCGGCTGAGCAGCGATGCTCTTTGGATATTTTCCTTGAAGTGTCTTCGACTCCGACATGCGACTTGCACTCTCACGGATGTCACTCTTGGGCGTTTACGGGGCAAACCGTGTTTCCTAAAGGCGACCCGCTATTAATACTTTGCGATGCTTTATTCTAATGGTTACAGCATTCTTTCTGAGAAAGAAATTCTTCCAGAAGAAAAATTTGAGCAAACTCTAAGCGTATGCTCAAACGTCTATCTCGCGCCTTGGAGAAGTCTGTTAAAATGTGGCAAACTTCACCTTATCAAAATCCCCCCAAACTGCTCCGCGACCATTCTAAAATGGGAGTGGGAAATTGACAGTATAAGTTCTTTGATACAGAAATCCTCTATTTCTCAAATTTTCTGTACTAGCACCGGAAGGAGATGTCCGCTCAGAACATTCCTATACCCCGATTATGTGGCTCCAGATATAGTGGATGAGTCGCCGAAATCTGGGGTTGTTTTCATGGGGTGGAGAAATAATGAGCTGCGCTCTCGTATATTCCAAGATTATTCGTCCGTGTTCAGTGTAACTTTAAGAGACTCTTACGCTTCCAATGAATCTAATGCAAATCATAGACTTGAATATACTAACTCGTTGGCTCGGGCTAGCGTGTGTCTGTGCCCCAAGGGGGCGGGTTCTGGAACTCGCAGATTTTGGGAAAGTATGGCGGCAGGAGCCGTTCCGCTGTTGGTTTCTGACCAGATGCTCCTTCCGAAAATATGGGACTGGGACTCCACAATCATTCGTGTCAGTGAGGCGCGAGCCATGTATTCCAAAGATTCTCTATTTAACGCCACCATCACATCAAGTTTGGAAAAAAAACGGGATATGTGTCGAAAGTCCCACCAGTTTTTCTCCAACCCAACAAACGTTTCTAGTTATATAAACAATGTCATTAGTTAGTTCGTTTAAGATAGAGATACAGGATTTGGGAGATACCTCTGGCGAAGCCCACTTAATGTGGGTCCGAACACAGGGAGGGACTGACGGCAAAATTATCTCGTCTGTGGCTCCTAAACACAAAACTCAGGCAAACAAAGCTCCTGTTCCTATTATCGGACGAGGCATTGGACCCTCCATTGGTCTAAGTATGTTTGACCCGACACTAACGGCACAAGGTCGCGGGCCTAGCGGATATTTTTACGATAAAATTAACAATTCTTGGGGGTCAGATTCAGACGCATCTTTAATATCTAGTGAAGGATATGCTCCGTCCGATGCTTCGGAAGCGGCGTTCGCTCAAAATATTTACGAGGGAGTTCATTTGTTCACCGCAAGCCTGCAAGGGGCCAGTTTCCCAGCAGGAAGTCGCCGAGGAAGACTGGACGTTATAAGACCAACTGGCACCGGGTTTTGGACCAGAAGTATCGTAGCTAGTGGCTCGTCAGGAGCTTGGCTCAGCTACGATATGTCGGGGGAAGCCGAAAAGAACATTTTCGCTTATTCTTTTGAAATTATCGCGGAATTAAGCGGAACCGGGGCTCAAAGCCCTTTAACGGGGCAAGATTATAAAGTATCAGAACTCCTATATCTGAATCCGACTTCTTATGAAGGTGCTTGCAGCGACGTGTCATTAATTCTTTCCGTAACTGGAGAGACGTGTTCGTATTCACCAAGATTTTTAGAAGAAATAGCGAAAACAAAATTTATATGTGTTCCTAACTCTCTCCAAACCGACGCTCAGATTTCCGGCTTTATTGAGAGCGGACTTGCTGCCGTGGCGTCTAGCTTGTCTGGGGCTGGAAATAAAGCTAAACAGCCCAACTCTTCCGCAATCGTCTCAAACTCCGAATCTTTTTCGTATTCTCTATATGAGGGTCTGCTAGCGTTTAACAGTCCTTATAGTGGCGACTCTATCAGTTTCTATCCGTATGCTTACGACTATACGGGACTTTACCAACAAGAGTTCGGGATAGACCCTCCGTTCCCCGCTCATACTACTACGTTTGTTTATCCTAACGATTATTCTGACGTAGACGGCTTAGTTTCTGCAATAAACACCCACCTGTCGGGTAGTGGTCAATTTTTGTGGGACAAAGACGCTCTAAGCTCACTTCCATGTTCCTCGAACCAAATGACCGGGGGGCTGTTCGAGAGTGGGAACCTTCTAAAAGCGACCAAAAGCGGGAACTCTCATATTTTAATCCAGTCAACGCGGGCGGGAGACATCGGACGCTACCAGATTTCGTTTCTAGAGGCTCCTCGACCATCTGGAGCAAGCAAGAGTAATAAAAAGAAGTTAATGCTTCCAAATTCTGTATATCTGGAAGGCTCTGTGGACAACCTATCTTGGTCCGAAATGGGAAGGTTGAATCCTAACTGGTCGCAAGCTCGCTCCATGTTTGTCGATTTAACGGATTACACCTTAAATGTCATCACTGGCTCTAGAGAAGTTTTAAGAGTTAATCCTCCAGACCCTTCTGGCGCTCAAAATTCGGGATTATCACCGAAGCTTCCTATTTATTCAGGGACCGTCGAATCTCCAACAAAATGCAATGAAATATTAAGCAGAGACGTTGAGTTCTATCGAGTAGAGCGACCGTTTCTATGCTCCCCTCCCGAGGAAGAAGAATCTAGCAATTCGGCGGACCAAGGATATTTTATCGTCTCAGGTCTGGGCGGAAGTGGGATTACGACCGCCACTCCCGCGAACGCACTGGTTTATAAAACAGGGGCAAAATACTCAACAACCGGAAACTATAACTATTACAGAATTCGTTTTGATAATTTGGTGGCAAATCAGCAGGGCGAACTCTCCGATGTGTCTGACATCATGTACGTTTCTCGGGTGTCATTTTTCGGAGTTAGGAGCGGTGCTCACGAATTAACTGGTAGCACTTGTATTTTGGGAGCGGATTACTCTGGGCAAGTAATGGGTTATACTACGGGCATAATCACAGGAAGTATTACTGGCGAAGCGAATCTTTCTGGACAGCTTAATTTGGATAGGTATGTCGTCACTGGAACTCCTAGTGGAACTGTGACTTTTCAGTATTCGCAAGGCGTGCCTGTCGGAACCTTTACAGGACTCGTTTCTGCGGCCAAAGCTGGCACAGGATTCTATTCGGACGAGGTTCAGGGATACTACTACAACAGTGGAAATGACAGCGTATATTTTCAAGCTCCGGTTTCTGGGGTTATTTCTGGTTCGGGGAATATGACCGGGGGAGCCTATTTAGTAATCAATGACTCTTTTATAGAATCTGCGACCCCAAACTATCAAGAGATTTCAGGCACTCTATCAGGTTCGTTTACAGGAGTAATTCCCGATTTCTCGTATAGTTCCTCCGACATTCCTAGTTTTATTACATACGAGGGGTTCGTTACTGGGGTTGTGGGGAGTGGCGATTTGGGATATTTTGACGCATCCGTCAACATTTCCATTATTCCTACCGGGACCGTTTATTCCATCTCGCTCAGCGGAACGCGAGAAGCGTCCGCTTCAATTCTTTTTGGGGTTCCCGCTTCTGGAGACACTGTGTTCGTGAACGAAATACCATTCACTTTCTCAAGCGAACTGGGAGACTCCTATTTTGACTCGAAGAGTTCGCTAGCGGCAAAAGTTAGTTCTAACGAGTCAACCGACTCAACAGGTATTGAGTCTGGCAGTTACGTGTTTCTTCGCTCTACCCGATTAGGCTCCCTCGGAAACAGTATTCCGCTATCTTACTCGGGTGGAGGAGGGATGACCGGACCTTCGTATTTTACAGGAGGTGAGGACGTTCGCTACCCACTGTCCGCCAGCCAACCTTTCACGGGACGGCTCGACTCTGGAATATACGCAGTTGAATATATAACCACGGGTGGAAGCGGTTTCCTAACTGGAGAAATTAAGCAGTTAGATTTCGTTCGTCATTTTTCTGGGGTGTGGGATATTATATCTGGGGCGACTAGTTTTAGAGATTCGGCGAAATACTCGTTTGGACGCTACATTAACTCTGGATTTGAGACTTTATCTTTTTATTCTGGACGCCCTGACCACATCCCTCTAACGATTACGTATAGTAATTCTCCGTATGTGCCTACAATAGATTTAGTGAAACTCACGGTCACGGGCTATGATTCGCTTACCGGATTATCTGTTGTTATTTCTGGAAAAGTTTTATGATAAAATCTCGGCCAATTCCCCAAAATCCATCTACTGAACTAATTCTGTCCAAAGAAAAAAGTCAGATTTCTCATTCGTTTAAGATTTCCATCACATCTTTAGATAACGCTTCCAAAGAATGCTCAGTTTCAGTAGAATCGAACTCTTTCATCGTGAAATCCCAGAGTATTCTTGACCGCGTGGATGTTTTGGGTAAGAATTTAGAATTAAAACTCCCATATAAACATAAAATTTGGTTAGAAGTTCTTTTCGATGCTAACCGGATTCCTGTTTTGGGGCTTATCAAAACCGGCATTAAATGGGACGCTACAGTTAAGTCTTCATCTGGAGATTCTCAAAAAATCTATCCGAATTGTGAGGAATTCATTTCTCGTTCCGATATTACTGATAAAACAGTAGAAGTGGACCGCCTTATTTCGTATATAGACACCCTTAAGGAGTCGAGCGATAAAGAGCTAGATTTTCAGGTAGAGAGCGGATTGATAACAAAACAGCAATACGACGATGCTGTAAAATTATCAAATCCTACTTTTGAAAAATACAAGACGATTTTAAAAGAATACAAAGCGTCAATGTCTAAGTTTTTTGTGTCGTCTCCGTCTCAATCTTGGAAGAAACTATTTAGATTATACTATTTAATTGGATACACCACGAAAGATTTAAAAGGAGCGTTCGGGTCTAGAGCGTATTTTTCCAATGAGGGTTCGTCTTCCTCCCCGCAAGTCGCGCAAACATCAAAAACAAATGATTACAAAATCGTTCAGTGCGCGAATTCTGATTTAATATTGCAAGACTCTTGGTATAACAGCACTTATCCAAGTAAGATTTTAGTTCCATATTCTCGCGCCGTCCATCCGTTTTTCGACGGGCAAAATATGGAGGAACCGAAGTAATGTTCGCGAATCACCCTGTTGTCAAAATCGCTGCGCCAAGCGCGGATTATCCCATTGGACTCTCTTTGGAAAAGTTCCTTTACTTTTTTTCTCGCGTTGAGTCTTTCGACGTGTCTTTATCGTCATTTGTAGAGCCTTTGTCCACCACGTCCCCGTCAAATATTATTGAAATTATTAATACTATAAGTTCTAATACCGGGGCTTCCTATTTATCCGGGTCAGGCTTTACAACGAGAGTATCTTTTGACGGCTCTGCCAATGTCATCTCAGAATATCCCAGATTTTCTTTTTCATTTGGTGGATGCTCTATTGTTATTGACTTCGGGCTATCTATTACTTATTTTGGTTTATTTTATCCTTGGGTGAAAATTGAATTTTCAAACGGTGTGTCAAGCGTTCCTGCTGGACGCACAGTGGGGGCTGTTTCTATTATGGGCGGGTCCGTCCCTCTATATTCCTCCGACGCAATAAGTCAAATCTCCGCTTTCGGAGAGGTGAAAGACGGAGCATCTTTTGATTTAATAAAACTAAAAAGTTCCAGCAAGGCTTCTGCGATTTTTTCTGGAGGGTCTGGTTTTAGTCGTTACATAAAAGCTTCTCTAGGAGGATTAAAATGCGAACCGTCTTTTCGTGGAGATTCGCTTGTAGTAAGTCTTCATCCAGATAGCAAAAGCGGCTATATACGCTTTGAATCAGATTCTCCTCATAGCAGTTTTATGTCGCTAGACAGGATTATTCTTTCTTAGCCGCTTTTTTCTTTTCGATTCCCTCTTTGATATGGGCGATAATCTTAAAGATGTTCTCGCTGTTTACGTCTGCGAGAGTTTTCCACTCGGACGCTCCAACTGCAAATAGTTCACCCTTCGTTTCCAATACGGCCATCCGGTTCTGAAACTTATCAAAGCTAACGTCGTTCTTTTCTAGGGTGGAAGAAAGCATGTCGCGAATACCCGAATCGGCGTCTGGAGTCGATGTCGCAGACTCCGAGGTAACTCCCGTGTCCCGTCCAATTTCATCTTGCCCGCAAATATTAATGCCAAGTGAATTTCTTACCGCACGAACAAATCCTCGATTCTCAGCAGTCGCAGAGAGATAGACTCTAGCAAATGAGCTTGTATTGTGATGGGTGGCGTCGGCTAGAGCCTCAAATGTAACTGACCTCCCATCGGTTTCATAATTAGGAATCCACCCGATTGTAGTTTTGACTCCAACGGCATTCTCGCTATGGAATGTGACTTCGTGATAGACCGAATCATACCCGCGCAGTGCTGCGATGTATTTAATACCACCCAATAGAATTAGCAGGTCTTTATCTTCCAATCCTTCAATTGAGGTTGGTAAGGCGCGATTCTTGAAGTTCTGTTTGTTTACTACAAGAAACTCTTTGGGGACCATAGCCCGCCAATCGACACGTCCATCTGGAGTTAGTTTGTGCTCGATGCTCTCGATGAGTCCGCTAGCGCTTCGCTTCCACGATTGTTGGGGTTTTGCTTCTTGTGTTTCAGTTTGTTCAGGCATAAATGTAATATAGTTCTTTATCGCGCCAAAATTCGGGCGAATCAATTACGATACTCTCCGTTTTATCAAATCCGTCAACTGGTTTATCTTCCAAAACGTGCGCGTGCGAGAGATAGATTTTGCTATTGGAGAGTATTTTTCTGTTGGTCCTAAACTTTGTGCCAATAGGACACTCCACTCGCTCTGGTGTCGGGTATGGAGCAATCACAGCAATATCAAAGTAATCAAGCTTAATGGGATTCAGCCGCTCGTTTGGCAAGTTTGAGAATAGTCGGAAAGGAACTTGCTCCCGCATCATGTCCTGTGCAAATTTCGGACTATGATTTTCGTCAATTTCGTATGCAATAAAATCAATATTGGAGCGGAGAGACTTTAGGATATTTACATCCAGCGGCGCTTTTGTTGATACTGAACATTTGCGAAGGGCCAACTGGTCGTAAACCGCCCGCTCTACGCCACCCTTATCAAATCGAATATTCAAAACTTGACCGGGAATTGACTCTGGGCGTAAAATGACATTTGGGATGATTTCCAAAACGTGTAATGGATAGCCGACGCCCGCATGGAGTGTTTTGAATGCAACTTGACGCATCTTCAATAGTTCAAACGCCGCTTGAACTACTTCCTCTGGTTTAATCTTATTAATGGCGGCTGGGCTCTCATTTGGATTATAGCTAGGAGTATAATCTTTTGGGGTAAGATATTTTTGCAAGTAAGGATTCCCGAAGTATGCTTTGGAAACTTCTGGGGGACTGATACTGTATAGTGCGACAAAAGGCACGTTAAAGTGGCCCGCTACGTGAACGGCGCTCGTATCCCCACAAACAACGAGCGCGGCATTTTTAATTACGTCAAAGTATTGTAGCGTAGTTGTTTTGCCGCAAATGTCGTGGTTTGCTCCGATTCGTTCGTCCTTCTCGCCGCCCGCTTGAACGAGAACGTATCCCGCTGCATTTAAGGCGGGTTTCAACCAGTCACAAACAATTCGCCAGAACTGATAGTTCTTAGCGGGCGCTCCGGTGCTAGTAATAATTACAACGTATTTTTGAGTGAATGGCATTGGAAACGAGTGAGTTTCAATTTCCATTGGGGCGATTCGGAGGCGCGTTGCGGCGCTATAGGCTTCTACAAGGTGCATTCTTTATTATTTTTAACGTCGTCTAGCTCTCTCTGCAATCTAAAGGCTTCCTCGCACCATTTTCTAATGTGTTCGCGGTTGTATCCGATAGCTCCCACGATTTCAGCGTAGGAAGCATACTGAGCCAACTCCATTCCTGCGTTGGCTATCTTTTCTAGTAGTTCAATCTCTTGTTCGGTTCGCATTAGTATAAATAGTCAATTTTGCTTCTGTCGTTTCCATTATGCGCGTAATTCAACAAACGCTGAGTCATCCCATGAGCGAGCAAAACAATATCAAAGTATTTCTTAGCGCCCGCTGACCCTTCTAGCGCGTATGCAGAATCTAGTTCTGGAGCGTAGGGAATCACATAGTCAATTAGCCGTCCAATTAGGGGAGTGAAAACATCCATGAATTGAGGTTTTGTAGCAACGTAAATTCGCTTATCTGGGTATAGTTCGCGGGCATCCTTTAGTAAGCATGTTACATACAAGCAGTCACCCAAGCTCTCTGGAATAGTAATTAGCAGCCGCTCGTTGGGACTTTCGGGACCAAGTAGTGAGTCTAGCGTAATACTTTTCGTCATTTCGTCAGACGCAACCTTGCGGAAATAGTCTTCTACGTTTTGTCTTGGTGCATTATTCCCTAGTTGAGCCAACCAATACTTAACTCCCTCGTCGTCGTCCGCAGTATCGCGGCCCAATATTTCTTTATAGAGACTTAGAATCCATTCTTTATTATCAGAAACGCTCTCTACTTTTGCTCTTGGATTGCTCTGCCTCGCTGTAGCCTTGGGCTTGTATTCGTAGCTCGAAACTGGCAAAGAATCCAATAAAGCTTCCATTTTCGCCCCAATAACTTTAATAGAGTAGTTATCTAAGGCCCATTGGCGGGCCGCTGTTCCCCATTCTCGCCGCTTTTCCTGTGTCCATGAGTGGAACTCTTCAAGTCGTGCTACGATTGATTGGGGGCTCGTAGTTGCTTTGATAAATTGAGTTCCATCCTCGCGATAGGTAGCAAACTCCAAAGGAAGGGAATGAGCTTCTGGAACACAGCAGTCTTCACCACATGAATAATTTGTAACTAGGGTTACTAGTTCCGCGAGCTTCGCCTCTTGAATGCCTCTCTCCTGACCTCCACTCGTGAACGCATGAATATAGCAGTCAAGAACATTATACCAGTCGTTTACTTGTCCCTCGGTTAATCCGTTGGAGACGTTAGCTGTAATAAGAGACTTTTGAGCGCCGTTGCGGGGGTTATTCGCGTCCTGCCCAATATAAGGCATGATAAGATAGTCGCCAGTGGCGCGACACTTGTAGGTGCATAGCACTTCGGATTCATTGACACCAAACTCTTTGCAGCGAGCGGGGATGTCCCAACCTTCTCCGTAGTGTGTGTAGAAAAGCAAGCGCGTAACTTGCTCTGGATGTTTCTTCTTATAGAGCGCGTAAGCTTCAATGATATTAGGGAAGCTTTTACGAAGTTGATTGCGAGATAGCATTCCAAAGCAATAGGCGTCTTCTGGAATGTTGTTCTGGCGTCGAATTTCTTTGCGGCGCTCATCGCTTAGGCGTCTAAAAACTGTTGAGTTTACGCAACCATGTAACGTCTTAACGTGCGCGGCCCCTTGCGCGTTCATTGCCTTGGTAGCGAAGTCTGCCCACGAGTAGAAATAAGGAGTCTTAGCGGCGACCTCAAAAGCGACTGGTAAGATTGGCATTGAGTC